TCAGCGGCCATCGGGTTGCCGGAACTGCCGATCAATGGCTTCGCGGACCCGGTCGTGAGACGAAGGCAGCATATGGGCGTAGACACGCAGAGTAAGCGCTGGATCGGCGTGACCCAAGTACTCGGACAGGTCCTTGATCGTCACACCACCTGCCAGGGTCACGCTGGCGAAGTAGTGACGGAGCTGGTGTGTGCCTTGCTGCCGCGTGGTGAGGTAGCGTCGCCGGCCTTGTGTGTCCTTGACCGGCTCTGGAATGACTCCGGCCGCGACGAGCGCGGGTTTCCAGACGGTCTCGTCGTAGTTGCGATGTCGAACGTGTAAATCGTCGGTCGCCCACCGGAACAGCAGGTCGTGAGTACGCGGCTTCCCAGCGGGTTTCTCCCAGGGCAGGGTGTATGGCCGTGGCGTGTGGGCCTCGATGTGCGCACGCAGATGCTCTGCAACCCATCGAGACATGGGAATCGTGCGCTCCTTGTCCCTTTTCGGCAGGGCGAAAACGAAGTCACTCCTCAGCTTCTTGACCTGGCGCCGCACATGAATGGTCATCTCCTCGAAATCCACGTCCTCGAGGGCGAGGCCGAACCACTCGCCTGCCCGCATGCCGCATCCAGCCCCGAGAACGGGCATGGCTCGCAGGTGCGCCGGATGGGCGGCGATGATCGCGAGAACCACCGAGTCCGCCCACGGGACCACCTTCTTGTACGCGTGCGCAGGTGCCTTGACGATGTCGGCCTTTGCTGGGTTCTTCTTAATCTTCTCGTCGGCAACGGCGAGATCGAGGATGCCCTGCAGAACGAGGAGTGCCGTAATCGGTGTTGAGGCCTCGTACCGCTCGCCGAGTTCAGCCAGGAACTCCTGGACTTCGGACGGCTTGATCGACCCAACCTTGCGTTTCCCGAACTTCGGGCCGATGTGAAGCCGGTACATCGACTCGTATCGGATGAGAGAGGCCGGGTCGATGCCGGTACGGGAGGATAGCCATCGCTGCCCGTAGGCGTCGAACTGGGCATTGCCAGCGGCGGGGTCGATGTACTCGCCTCGCTCCAGGTCCTCTTCCATCTTCCGGGCGTACTTCCTGGCGGCGTCCTTGACGCGCCGCGTGGCGGTCTTCTCCCTACCGTCCGGGCCGATCCACACGCCCTGCCACCGGTTCGCGTCCGGGTTGCCGCCGTTGTCGGGGTGCTTCGCGGTCTTCTTCCGGACGGGCTTGCCGTCAGGTCCTTTGACCGTCGTGAACCACAGGTCTCTGACACGGGCCATCGTGCATCTCCTGAAGGGGTTGTGGCGATGCGCATCGAACGGATCTACCGAGGTGTTTCGCCTGGTCCCGGACGTGCAGGCTCGCGGCGATCAGCAATTCGGAAGTCTCTCGTGATGCGTGTGGTGATCTTCGTAGACGCGTCTCGTGCAAGCGCACGCGTCGCGCTATGGTGTTTCTGACGCGTCTGACACGTCGAATAACGCTGTTTGTATCACACGATTCCGCCACGACAGGGCGAAAGCCCGCAACGGAGGCTTCGTCTTCAGGAGTAGCCCAGCCACACAACGAGAAAGGCGCCCCCCGCCGTAGCGGAGAGCGCCTCACCACATCACCAGCGACACCGCACCCCTGACCGGCTTCGAAGGTTGGTCGCCCAGACAAGCCGATCGGGTGGTGCCCCTAGATGCTTGGAGTCGAAGATATCACCTCGCCAAGCGTTCGCCCCGGCGCGCCAGGACCACCGGCGCCCGCCAGAGCCGAACGTCTTACAGCCCTCGCCCAAGCCGTCCCGCACGGCGGTCCTGTCGGCCGTGCCCGAGGGCATGCGCCGCGCCCCCTCCCAACAGGCATTCATCCGCGCCGTCAAGCAGCACGCCGACGCGCTCACCCTGAAGTGCCACGCCTACCGCAACCTCACCGAGGTCGCGGGCAAGCTCGCCGACTGGGCCGACTGGACCACCCTGACCACCCGTCCCACCGAACAGCGCATCGCAGATGACCTCGACCTGGCGCTGTCCACCGTGAAGCGCTGGATCCGGTGGCTGCGCGAACACGGCTTCCTCGGCGTCGTCGAGGAGGGCACGACCGTCCGCTTCCGCAGAGGCAACCGGTGCGGGCTCGACGACGACGGCCACGGGAACCGGGCGGCTGTCTGGGTGCTGTGCGTCCCGGCTCCCGAGCTGGACGACCACTATCTGCGTACCGACAAAACGACAACTGAACCCCCTTCTTGTACTTCCCGTAGGGGAGTACAAGAAGGTCCTACGCACGCGCGCGAGGAAAGATCAACTCCGCGCCGCCGAAACCGAATCTCGACGACGACCGAGGCCACCGCCACGCCGGGGACTCGCAAGCACGCGCTCCAGATCGCCCAGAAGATCCACGACGCGAGCACCACGCTGCGGCGGCTGTCCCCCTGGTACATCCGGCACCTGACCAGGGTCTTCGTCGCTGCTGGGTGGACCGCTGGCGACGTGCTGCACGCCCTCGACCACCAGCCGGACGGCGCGGCCTGGACCTACACCTGGACCAGTCGCGACCAGATCCGCAATGTTCCCGGCTGGGTGCGGTTCCGGCTGTCGATGTGGCTGGATGAGCACGGCCGGCCCCTGCCCGGCAAGTCGCAGCGGCTCGCGGCCGCGGCCGCCAAGCTCCGTGCTGAGCAGGCGGTCATGCGGGAGCAGTTCGAGGCGATGAACGCTCGTCGCGTTGGCGGGCCAGTCGAGCTGCCACCGAGACTGAGCAGGGCGGAAGCGCTCGCGCCGCCACCTGTGAGAGTCCGAGGAAGTGGCTCCGGTCCAAGCGCGGCTTACCGTGCGGCCCGGACGGCACTGGATGAGAAGCGGCTTGGGGAGGCTCACCGCGTTGCCGCTTCTACATCATGAGGCGCTTGGTAGACAGGGCTTTCGCCCTTGGGCGTGCTGTGGTCAACTCGGGTTGTGCAGGCAGTCCTCACCAGCTTGGTCGCCATTCTCGGCACGGTCGTGGGATCCGTCATCACCTTCATCTTTCAGCGCAAGGCGGCTGAGCGAGCGGAGATATTTGCACGGAATGAGTGGCTTCTGCAGCAGCGGATGGAGACCTACAGTACCTTCAGCCAGCTTCTGATGGATCTTCGGGCTGCTCAGTACAACCGCTGGTATCGCCTTCGTGATGATCCTGACGGAGAAGGCGGAGCTTCATTCATTGCTGCCCGAGACGAGTCCTATCGCCTCCGGGCAGCCGCTGGCCATGCCTTGTTCCGAGTTCAGCTTCTCGCTCATGACCCGCGTCTTGTGAATCTGGCCAACGAGGCGGTCCGTCTGGCCGCTGAAATGCCTAAGTGTCGGGACAAGGGTGACTTGGAGGCCCGAGGTGACGAGGTCAAGCTTGCGCTGGAAGCGTTCGTAAAGGCGGCGGCAGGCATTGTCTCGCTGGCCGGGCAGGCGTCTCATCCCCCGCTTCCTGCGGTGACGATGGGGCACCGACAAAACGACAAATCCTGATCTACGTAGTAAAGCCGGATGCTTAGGGCGGGCGACTGGTCAGAATCAGCGCTGTACGCGCGTCAGATCGACGCAGACGCGCGCATAGTTCGTGTCTGGTGCATCTGACGCGTCATGTGCATGCAACCTCTTAGAACGCGTCTGACGCGTTAACCAAATCGTTACATCGGGGGAGAGTCGTTGGACCCCCATATGTATAGGTATCCCCCCTGTATATGTTAGCGTCGAAGACGTAACTCCACGAAACACCGCACCTGACCAGCCGAAACGCCGAAGAGGGTGCCGCACCCTGGCCCCGCCCGGCTGGACAGACCCGACACCATGTGCTGATAGCGGCACCGCAATCAACAAACAGGCTCCGGCCCCGCAACCGCCACGGTCGCGGGGTCGCGGCATGTCACAAGGGAAACGACATGACCACGATGATCACCCGAACGCACGCCGAACTGCTCATCACAGTCAAGGCAATCCGCTACGCGGGCGGAACCACCAGCCAGATGCTCGCGACCATCGCCCGGATGCTGACCAACCCGGCCACCCCCGAGCAGTACGAGGACAACCTGCACACCGTCACCGCGACGGCCGCCCACCACTTCGCCTACGAGAAGGACACCGGCCCCACGTCGTACCCGGAGGACGCCACGTACGACGACCTCACCCCCGAAGGACAGATGGTCGTCATCCGGCACGTCATCTTCGACCTCGGCGAGCGCGACCAGCCGGCCGAGACGGCTGTCACCACGGCCCAAACGACAACCCCGACCACTCGCTACCTGGCCATCGCGATCGACGAGTCCGACACCTTCGCGCTCGGCCTCGACGGTGCTCCCCTCCCCGCGCACCACCTGGTGGCCATCGCCGAAGCGGAGGAGGACACCGAAGACGGCGAGACGACGCTGTTCCCCCTGCCGAAGATCGTCGCGATCCTCGACTCCGGCGTCCCCCTCGACAACGACGCCCCCGAGCTGGACGGCCTGCTCGACCGTCACGGCTGGAAGCTGATCGGCGAGAGCGACGGTTACCCCGACAACGACGAGCACGAGGTCACCCCGACCAACCCGACGACGACGCCACCCGCCATCGAGTACCACGACGGCCGCCCGATGCCGTACTACGTCGCCGGCCGGAAGAAGCTCGACGAGCGCGGCTCGCTGGTGGACGCGCTCCTCGTGACCACGTTCACCGCCGCCCAGGCCACCGACCCCGGCAAGTGGGGCCTCGACCACACCGGCGTCGAGCTGCTGCTGACCGGCGCCGTCCGCGCCGCCGTGGACGACCGGCTCGACTTCGAGCAAGTCGTCCGGGGCAACGCCGGGCATGACTGCAAGCGACGCCTGCTCATGGCCGCGTGCGCGGCGATCGACACCGCGCTCGAAGTGATCGGGGAGCGCGCCACCTGCCGCACCTGCGACGGCCCCGCCGTCTCCCGCACGACGGACGGCAAGCCCGTCTGCGCCAACACCGGCCACTGAGCCAGGACGAAAGGACCAGGAACATGCTGCGCGACCTGATCGACCTGCCCGAGGGCTGGGAGTGGAGCATCTACGGCGACACTCCTGTCTGCCCGGACGGCTACGAGATCGAGGTGGACGGCACCTGCCCGGACGGGCACGTCTCGCCCCTCCTTGACATGGGCCTCATCTGACCTTCGCTCCCGCCACCCCGAATGGAGCCCACCATGGACACCACAACCCGCGGCATCGCCGAAGACCTGCTGCTCCTCATGCGCCGCCTCAACCAGGCCGATGACCAGAAGCTCGCCCGCGACCCCGGACCGTACGGGCACGCCCAGCGCGCGCTCATCGCGATCCTGGAGACCGCCGACTGGGGGCCCGCCCACGCCAGCGAAGCCATCCAGCACGCCATGCAGGAAGGCTGCACGCTGTTCGACGCGATGATGGCCACCCGCGCAGATGAATGCGGTACCGCAATCAACGGCGCGAGCACAGTAAACGCGTCTATCGCCGAGATCAGTGACGAGCTGGCGCAGCAGATCGCTGACGCGATCGGTGAGCACTTCCACGGCGACCGCAACTACTGGCCGAAGGTCATGGACGCTGACTGGGACGACGGCGACGGCCGCGTCATCGTCTGGGAGCACGGCGTGGACGAGTGGACGTTCCTCGTCTCCCACGGCGGCCGGCCGGACTATTCGCCGATCGAGTACGAGCCGGTCCCGCTGCCCGCGGGCGTGTGGGTCGAGGCGGTCAACCACTGCGCCCTGCGGGTCATGTCCCGCGAGTAGGCCCGACAACGCCGATGGCCGGGCCCGCCACAGGCCCGGCCATCCCAACACCACAAAAAGCCCCGGACCCTCGTCGCCACAACGAAGACCCGATGCGTTTCAGCGTAACGCACCCGCCCGGCCGCGACAGACCGCCCAGAAGGGGAGCAATCGTGACCCGTCCCGCCAACAGCCACCACGACGACCTTGAGCACGAGCCGGTGAGCATTACCGACGTCTTCCCCGTCGAGATCCACGACCAGTGCAACGACTGCCCGGCCCACGCCGACGCGCCCCCGGCGCAGCACAGCTACTCCTGCTCCACCAACTGGCGGTAGATCGCCATGCGTAACGACAACCTCGACCAGGAGCGCGGCTACGCCTACATGGCCGTCAGCCCGAACGGCGGCGGCAACATCTACGTCACCGGCCGCCCCTGCATCGCCTGCGCCCCTCCTCAGCCCGACCCCAACAACCGGCACCCCGTGCCCTGCGAGTGGGCGCGAGCACACGCCTGGAACACCGTCCGCAACTGGGGCGCAGGCGCCCACGTTCGCCGCATCCCCATCACCGAGCTTCCGCCCGAGCTCCAACCCTGAAGGGAACCGTCCCATGCCCATGCAGCCCAACCGCAGCGCCTCCGGAATCATCCAGCGGCTGCGCAACGACGGATTCACCGTCAACGTCCCCGACAAGCCGTACCGCCGCATCTACCAGCTCCGGCTCAGCCGCGGCTGGTACTTCGGCACCCTCGACGTCTCCGCTGACAAGGGCCGCGCCCTGCGGATCTCCCTCACCTGGCAGCCCAACCGCAGCACCCGCAAGCGCGACGGCGCCACCCACATCATCGGCCTCCTCAACACCCTGCCTCAGCACGGCTGGGACAACTGAAAGGGAACCTCATGCCCCTCATGTACGTGCCAGGCATCGCCCGCGTCCACTACGACAGCATCCAGAATGGCCGCCACACCCAGGCCGACTACGTGGCCGTGCTCGACGGCGCGTGGGCGCTGGCCGTGGCGGTGTGCGACGGCGCTGGCGACGACTGCGACGCGGCCGACGCCGCCCAGATCAGCGCACAGATCGCCGCGGCGGTCACCGGCTCCACCAACAGCGGCGTCCAGGGCCTGCACGCTGCTCGCACCTACCTGCAGCAGCGCAACGAGGACGCTCCGCCCGGACAGGAGGGCATCACCACGGCGGTCGTAGCCGCGATCACCCCGGGCTTCCTCGACATGGCGTGGGTCGGCGACTCACCCGCCTGGGCGGCGCGCCTGGACGGCAAGGTCGTCCCCCTGACCGTCCCGTCCTGCCATCCCTGCGGCACCCCGTGCAACGTCGAGGAGAAGCACGAGGCGGAAGGCCGCTGGCCGCACCGCCTGCTCACCGACACCGGCGACTACGCCCGCCTCATCATCGCGACGGACGGTCTGACCGCGCACCTGCCCCTCGCAGGCCGGGCCGACCACATGAACGCGATGCTCGACGACCTGGCGCGCCTCGCCTCGCCTGACCTGTCCGGCGAATATGTCGCGGCATCGCTGCTCGACATGGCCAGGCAGAGCCGCGACCCCGACAACACGACAGTCGCCGTGATCGACCTCCTGACGCACGAGGGCGAGCCAGCGTGACGAGCACTCTCATCGGGCTGCTGCTCGCCGCGAGACCAGCCTGGGTCACCCGCGTGCAGCTCCGGACGGCCGAGGACGGTGACTGCTTCGACCTCCGGCACCTGACCGCCGCGCTGACCCTCGGCGATGGCGACAACGACGCCGAGATCTCCGAGGTCGAGGAGTACCCCGCCGCCCGCCTCATCGTCGGCCGGCTGTCGCACCCCGGCGACCGGCCCCGCAACGAGCTCGCCGCGGCGCTGCTCAGCCACTACTTCCCGCCCGCCGCCAACCGGTGGTGGCTCGACATCCGCGGCGGCGTCATCATCACCGGCCTGTGCCAGTGCGGCGCCCCCGCGGACCTTCCCAACCCCGTCTACGACACGGCACGCGTCGTGTCTGCACTGAGAGGAACGCGATGAGCAGGAGAACCAGGCCCGCCACCAACCCGAATACCAGCCACAGCGTCATCACTACGAAGGCGCGGGTCTGCGGGTGGGCCATCGAGCCCGGCGAGACCAGCGACGACGGCACGACGGAGCTGATCCTGACCCGCGACGACTGGAAGATCGTCGTGGCGTTCAAGGGGAGCACCGCGCTGGCGGCCGCCCTGCAGTACCCCGGCCGGTCGGAGCCCTCGGAGCTGATCGGAAGCGAGCAGTTGGCTCGCTTCCTGCGCGGCAACCGGGAGCAGATGGGGCGGTTCCGCATCGACCAGCGGGTCCTCGTCGGCGTCCAGGCCGGGACGGTGAAGGACATCAGGCCCGACGACGAGACGAAGGTTCGGCTCATCGTCCGCTACGACGGCGGCACTACGGGCGACCCGTTCACCACGCACGTCCGCGCCGAGGTCAAGGCGGCGGTGTGACCTCGCGCGCAACACCCGTCAAGGCCGCGGACGTCGTCAAGGGCCGGGACGGCTCGTACGTCGTGCTGCGTGTCCGCGAGAACGGCGGCCTCATCAAGGCTCGCCACTCGGCCACCAACACCATCTGGCACCTGGAGGTGAGGGATGGAGCCTGGGCCCGGATCTGAACTGGCCATCCCGTCCCAGGTGGTCGAGCCCGACACGATCGCACTCGAAGGCGTCCTGCTCAGCCCGGACGAGCCGAACGCCCTGGTGCGTGAGGGCGTGATGGTCTGCCCGTACCCCGACTGCGGCACGGCGGACCACATCGTCGAGCTTGACGTTGCCACCCGCACCAACCAACTGCGGATCGTCGCGCCCGGCGAGGTCACGGCGGGCACGGGCGACGGCACGTACGAGACCGACGGCTACGAGTGCGAGGTGTGCTGCCGCCGGGTGAGCCTGCCGGACGGCTACGAGATCGTCTCCTGGGACTGATCTATCCACGCTGGCCCTGCCATATGGCAGGGCCAGCACGTCAATAGCGCTACCGCAATTAGCCAACTGAACAGGGAGAATGCCACCATGGCGACCACGAAGAGGGGCCGGCGCCGCCCCGTCACGCAGGCCATAAAGGACCGCAGCGCCGCCAGCCGTACGGCGGCGCGAGAGGCGCTGCACGCCTATGCCGTGCTGTGCCTGAACGACCCGGCCGAACTGGAGCGGTTCCGCGACATCGCGGCCAGCATCGGCTGGAAGCTCGACCCCGCCAGCGACGAGCCCGGCTACTCGCTGCAGAACGCGCTGCTCCTGGCCGCGCAGCGCCGACCGCTCACCCACTGCGGCGGCTTCGACTACTGGCTCAGCCAGGGCCGTGCCGTGGCCGAGGGAGAGAAGTCGCTCGGCACCTTCCGGCACATCGGCCGGAAGAAGACCGACGAGGAGAAGGCCAAGGAGAAAGAGCTGGCCGACGACGGCTGGCAGTCCTCCAAGCGCGGGCCCCGCTACTACGTGAAGAAGGGCACGTTCGACGTCTCCCAGACCGTGCCGCGCGAGCGGTGCCCGCACTGCGGCACCATCCCGGCCAGCGAGGACGACCGCACCACGCAGTGCCCGCCGGACTGCGCCGCGTTCGCGCCCAGGCCCGGGTCCAAGCCGCCCCGCGTGATCGTCGTCGAGCTGCTGCAGGCCCAACTCCTCGACGCCGACGAGGCCGAGGGCGAGGCCAACCAGTGATCACGATCAGCCACACCCACGAGGAAGGCACCCTCGTGGACGGCACCGTCAAGGGCGACGGTGCCTGGGAGATCCTGCGCAAGCACGGCTTCCACTTCTTCCCCTCCATCAAGATGATCGGGATTCGGCAGTCCCGGGACCAGGTGGCCAAGCGGTGGAAGATCAACGGCGCGGCCCAAGCCCTGCGCGAGGCCGGGTTCGAGGTCGTCGTCGAGATCGACGACGCCCCGCGCGACCGCGCCCAGGTCCTCGCCGACCAGGCGGAACGGCTGGACGACCGGCGCGACGCGCTCGCGGCCAAGGCGCAGCGCCACGCAGGCAACGCAGCGGCGGCTGCCGACCGGGCCAACCAGATCTCGGAGCGGTTCGCGGGCGGGCAGCCGATCCTCATCGGGCACCACTCCGAGCGCGGAGCCCGGCGCGACCAGAAGCGCATGGACTCCGCCATGCGCAAGAGCGTCGAGGAGGACAGGACCGCGCAGGAGGCAGCCCGCCGCGCCAACGCGGTCGGCAGTCAGGCCGCCTACTCCGCGAGGCCGCGCGTGACCGCCCGCCGGATCAAGCGGTTGGAGGCGGACCTGCGGCGGGTGGAGCGCGGCCTCGACGGCTACACGCGAACGTTCCGCAAGCACGACGGCACGCCGTACTACGTCGAGGAGCACAAGCCCGCGACGGGCGAGTACCGCGAACAGCTCCTCGCGCAGAAGGAGCACATCGAAAACCAGCTCGCCTACGACCGGCAGCAGCTCGCCGCCGCCACCGGCCAAGGCGAGTTCGTCGAGTGGGGCAAGCACAACATCCACGTCGGCGACCGCGTGTGGGCCTGGGGGTACAACGGGCTCGCCCTCAAGACGAACCCCACCACGGTCAAGCTCGACTTCCGGGATCACTGGCAGCCGAAGGTGAACTACACCGACGTTCTGAAGGTCGAGTGCCCGCACGGCGACGAGCCCGCGGTGACCGCTCCGAACGAGCCTGCGCGCGTCCGGCCGGCGGCGTCGAAGGTGGACGTGCCGAAGCTCGACACGGACAAGCTCAAGGCCGCAGCGAACGTGGCCGACAGCGTGCGCGTCGGCCGGGGCCGGGAAGCGTTCGTGTCCCCGCCCGCCGTGGTGGACACGCTCATGGACCTGGCCGACATCTGGCCCGGCATGACGGTTCTGGAACCCTCAGCAGGCACCGGGAACATCGCACTGGCGGCCGTCGAGCGGGGCGCTGTCGTGGATTGCGTCGAGATTGATTACAACCTGGCGACCGTCCTGACCAGCCGCGTCCCCAGCGCGAACGCCACCTCTGTCCGTGACTTCCTGGACGTCGATCCGGCCGAGCGTGACGGCTATGACCGGGTTGTGATGAATCCGCCGTTCTCTGGCGGCAAGGACATCGCGCACGTCACCCACGCGCTCGGCTTCCTCAAGCCGGGCGGGCGTCTCGTCGGGGTGATGGCCGCTGGGGTGCTGCACCAGAAGTTCAAGGCCGCCGAGCGGTTCCGCGCCCTGGTCGAGGGGCGCGGCGGCTGGTTCGAGGAACTGCCCGAGGGGTCGTTCGCCCCCGCGACCGGCGTCAACACGGTCGTCGTGGTCATCCCCGCGCAGTAGCCGCCGACCGTACGCGCCCCCGCCCCGAGCGAGGGGCGGGGGCCTCCCCGGAGACCCCGTGAAGATCATATTTTCGTACGGGCTCGGCCTGGACTCGACGGCGATCCTGCTGCGGTGGCTCACCGATCCTGCGTCGCGCTGGTTCGACCTGCGTGACCTCGTGGTCGTGACGGCGCAGACCGGAGACGAATGGGTGGAGACCGCCTACCTCGTCGAGCAGCACATCTACCCGCTGCTCGCCCGCCACGGCGTCCGCACCATCCAGGTCGCCCGCACTGGCCGCCGCCAGGCGGACGGCATCGTGATCCTCGACGACACCACCCACCCGATCCTGTGCCTGACCTCAGCGCCGGGCGCCTACCGGCTCAGCGAGGAACTGCTGTCGGTGGCGACTGTGCCTCAGTCCGGCGGCATCAGGAAGTGCTCGCTGAAGTTCAAGGGCTGGGTCCTGGACCAGGTCATCGCCCAGATCGTCGGCGACGAGGAGTTCGTCCACGTCGTCGGCTTCGAGGCGGGCGAGGTCAAGCGGATGTTCCGCGACATGCCGCTCGGCCCCGGCACGCGGATCCCGTCGTACCCGCTGATCGAGTGGGGCTGGTACCGCGATGACTGCGAGCAGTACGTCCTCGACCAGCTCGGCGTGAGATGGCCCAAGTCGGCGTGCGTCCAGTGCCCTTACGCATTTTCGCTGGCAGAAGGCCGTGACCGGACCATCCCGCGCTACCTGGCCAACCCTCATGAAGCGCTGCTCGGACTGACGATGGAGCATCTGGCCGTCGCGATGAACCCGCGGCAAGGGCTCCTCGCTGGCCAGCAGTTGTACGACCTGATCGCCTCGGACCCCGACAGCGGGCCGCTGCTGGACATGTTCGACCGGCACCTTGACCGGATGCCGTGGGCGATCTACGACGTGCGCCGCGCCATGGCGGCCAAACCCGGCGACGCGATGGCGCGCGGCCAGACCCACCGGTCGCTCGAACTGCTGGTCGAGGGTTCGCGGGCCGACGTGCTCGCTCACCTTGACCGGGCCGCGTACCTGCTCGGCCGCGACGTCGAGACGGACGGCCGACACCACCGGGTGTGGCTGCGCACCCGGAACCTCTACTACCCGTGCGTCGAGCACGTTCTGACCGCCGCGCCCGCGCTGGCGCACGACAAGACCTATCGCTCCTTCGAGACGGCATGGCTGGCCGGGCTCAATGGACCCGCCCAGCTCTCGCTCTCGTTCTAACTCCTCGCTATCTGCGAAAGGCAACACCACAGATGAACCGCCACTCTGCAGTACCCCCTGCCCAGAATCACTCCGCGAGGGCGCTCAACCCCGGGCTTCGAGCCATGGGGGCTGTGTCCGTGCTCTGGACGTCCTCCGACGGCTACGAGGCGATCCTGATGTCCTCCGGCATGATCTTCCTCCGCAAGGTCGAGGAGATGATCCGGATCCCCTTCCTCACGGAGGACGAGCTGGCCAAGGCCGTCGCGCAGACTCGCGCCGCGCGGGCCGCCGCCGAGACGTCCGCCCGCGGGGAGGGCTCGTGCTGAACCGGCTCTTCCCCGACGACATCGACGTTGTCGAGATGTTCGCGGGCGGTGGCGGCTCCGGTACTGGGATCGCCGCCGTCCCCGGCACCAAGATCAAGTTCGCCGCCAACCACGCCAAGCCCGCGAAGTGGACGTACGTCCAAAACCACCCTGACGTGGACTTTTGGCTAGGAGACGTCCAGGCGGCCGACGCGATCGAGCGGTTTCCCTACGCGAGCTTTTTCTGGGCAAGTCCCGCATGCCCCGCGTTCTCCACGGCCTCGGGCGAGACGCGGTACTTCGACAAGGAAAACCAGATGGCCCTCTGGGCCGACGACCTGGACAACCTGACCGAGCACCAGAAGACCCGCATCCGGTCCCGGGCGCTCATGGAGGAGGTCGTCACCTATCTGCGCCACTGCCAGGAGAAGCACGGCAAGCCGGTGCTCGGGTTCGGCGTCGAGAACGTCGTCCAGGCGAGGTTGTGGGCGCACTGGGACCGGTGGATCCGCGAGCTGCGCAAGCTCGGCTACATCATCCAGATCCACGCCGTCAACGCCGCCCACGTCCAGGGCCGCACTACGCTGCCGACCCCGCAGTCCCGCGACCGGATGCTTATCTCCGGCATCCACGAGTCCGTGGGCCGGACGCCGAACTACCGCAAGTGGTTCGACCCGTACGCGTTCTGTCCTCGCCACGGCGGATGGGTGCAGGCCGTTCGTGCGTGGAAGAAGCGCGGCACCGACATGGGCGTCTACGGCATCAAGAACGGCCAGTACGTGTGGGTGTGCCCCGAGGTCGCCTGCCAGGGGCAGCTCATCGAACCGCCCCGTCTACCGGCCGCGTACACGATCGACTGGACCGACCTCGGCACCCCGATCGGGTCCAGGAAGAGGACCAAGAAGAAGCCCGAGGGCCTGGCCCCGAAGACGATCGCCCGCATCCGCGCCGGAGTCGAGGAGCACTGGATCAAGCCGTTCATCACGCCGGCGGGCGGCACCTGGAACGACGGGCCCAGGGGAGTGGACGAGCCGATCCCCGCGCTCACCACGCGCGAAGCCAACGCGCTCGTCGTGCCATGCGAAGGCCGGGACGGGAAGGTGGCGCGGCCGGTCAGTCTGCCGAAGCGGACCAGCACCACCCGGAATGAGGACGGCATCGCTTTCCCCCCGGACGCGCAGCCAGGCGTGTTCCCCTCGTTCCTGTCGCTGATGCGCTCGGGTAGGCCGCGTAACACTGACCCGACCACGGACACGCTGGCGACCCTCGTGTCGAACGGCTCCAACCACGGGCTGGCCACTGACCCGGCATTCAAGGACGACATGTTGCCGCTGGTGTTCCCGTTTCGAGGCGGTGGCGACGAGTTCAAGTCCAGGCCCGCGTTCGAGGACCCAGCGCACGCGGTCACGGCCGGCGGCTTCCATCACGGGCTCGGCGTCCCTCCCGGCTGGCAGCCGCCGCCAGCGCTGATCATGCGGAACAACGGCAGCCGGGGCGACGGTCGCGAGCACGTCACCCCGACGAGCGAGCACATGCGCACGGTCACCACGACCGGGCACCAGTCGCTCGTCACCGCGCCGCCCGGCCTGCCCCTACCCGAGACGCTGCTCATGGCGTACTACGGCAACGGCCGCACGCAGAGCGTGCACGAGCCGATGGGGACGGTCCCAACCCGCGACCGGTGGGCGCTGCTCACCCCGGACGGCCAGATCGACGTGTCGTCCATCCTGTTCCGGATGCTCCGGATCCCGGAGCTCCAGCGGGCCCAGTCGTTCCCGGACCGCTACGTGTTCGTCGCCGACTCCGCCCGCGACAAGGTCAAGTTGATCGGCAACGCGGTCCCACCGCCGATGGCCGAGATCCTTACCTGCGCCCTCATCGAGGCGTTCCTGGGCATCGAGCTGTCCCGCTTCGAGTACGGCCTCGCAGCCTAAGCCGCTAACTGCGGTACCGCAATTCGCTCCGCCGCACCCGTGCGGCGGGGCTCCCTCACCGAAGGAGACCGTCTTGGCCACCCGCCATGTCGTCCAGATGAGCGGCGGCATTGGGTCATTTCACGCCGCCGACCGAGTCAAGGCCAAGCACGGCACGGACAACCTTGTGCTGCTGTTCGCCGACACCCTCACCGAAGACGAAGACCTCTACCGGTTCATGGACGACGCCAGCGCACACCTGGGCGTCGCGCCGACCATCGTGAAGGACGGTCGCACGCCGTTCGAGGTGTTTTTCGACGTCAAATGGCTCGGCAACTCCCGGCTTGCGCCCTGCAGCAAGCACCTCAAGCAGGTGCCCTGCCGCCGGTGGATGACCGAGCACTGCGACCCGGCAGACACCATCGCCTACGTCGGGTTCGACCATGCAGAGAAGCGACGCCTGCCCGGCACTGTGGCTGGCTGGTCGCCGTGGCAAGTCGAGTTCCCGATGTGCGACGAGCCGCACTGGTCCAAGGACCGGATGCTCGACGAGTGCAGAGCCCTCGGCATCGCCGTGCCCCGGCTCTACGAACTGGGCTACGAGCACAACAACTGCGGCGGCCTGTGCGTGAGGGCCGGGCGCGAGCAATGGCTGCTCACGCTGGAGACCTTCCCAGAGCGGTACGCCTACGCCGAGGAACTGGAGGAGAAGTTCCGCATCACGCACGACAAGGACGTGGCGATCCTCACCGAGACCCGCGCCGGGGTGAAGTATCCGCTGACGCTCGCGGAGCTGCGCCGCCGACATGAGGCCGGCCTCGTCCGTCGTCGCAAGAAGGCCCGGCAGCCGCCCCTGTTCGACACCGCGGCGGCCTGCTACTGATGCACGCGCCGCTGTACCTGGCGCCACCGTCCACTGCCCGGATCCGAGAGCACATCCACGCGCGCCGGCTCGGCGCCATCGTCACGCCCTCCTCGGGCAACCGCGTCCCAGAGCACGGCTGGTGGGCCGCCGACTCCGGGATCTTCGGCAGCACGTACGTTGGCGACGAGGCGTACATGGACTGGCTGGAGGAACGCGCGGAGTTCGCCGACCGGTGCCTGTTCGCGACCGCCCCCGACGTCCCCTTCAACGCGTTCACCAGCATCAACCGCTCATACCCGTACCTTGACCGCATCCGGCGAATGGGATACCCGGTCGCCCTGGTCGCCCAGGACCATCTCGAATTGTGCGACTGGTGGCGCTGGGAGGACTTCGACTGCCTGTTCATCGGCGGATCGACGAGCTGGAAGCTCAGTCCCGCGGCCGCCGTGCTCGCGCGGGCCGCGTGCGCTGCCGGGCTGTGGGTGCACGTCGGCCGGGTCAACTCGTTCAAGCGGATGCGGTACGCGTCGCTCGCGATGGACGCCGACTCGGCGGACGGAACGCTCCTCACCAACGGCCCCGACAAGCACCTGCCGTCCGTCCTGCGCTGGACGTGGCAACTGCTGCTCGATGACGCCCCCGCGCTCATCGACCCGGAATACCTCACCAGCGCCTGGGACAACGGACGCTACGACCTCGCGCCCAGGCGCACCGTTCAGGCCTTACCGCGCACCCCCGCGCGTGCCTCCGAACCCTTACAACTCACCCTGATCTGAAAGGGGCTCTTGATGTCCGTCATGTGCTTCCACTGCCGTGAACCGCTCGACCAGTGCAGGCGCGCCCTGCTGCAGGACGCCACCGACAAGGCCGTGGAGGAGATCGGCTTCGCCGCGCTCGTCGCCGAGTCCGACGAGGACCAGGCCGTGCAGGTCGTCTCCGCGTGGGACGCCGCCCGCGCGGTCAACAACCTCGTGGACCTCATCGTCGCCCAGAACTACGGCATCGACGTGGACGAGGCGTATGAGCGGGCCCGCGCGCTCATCGAGGAGACCGCCTGTGCCTAACCGCAAGCCGGCCCGGACGCCGAAGCCGAAGACGTACCAGATGGGCGACCGCGTGCAGATGCGGCGCGCGTACGGCGTGGTCGGTCGAGTCGTGAAGGTGATCTACCGTAACAGGCCCGCGTTCTTCGGCTACCTCGTGGACTTCGGCGACCACCAACGCGAGCTCGCCGGGACCGATGTCGTTGAGCCGCCTCGGCTGCTGCTGGAGGAGTACCGGAAGTGGCAGGACGACTTCCTCGGCTGGGAGTTCATCGCGCTCCTCGATGACGCGCGGCTCGCCCAGCTTCGCATGGAGTGGTGCGAGGTGAACAAGACGCTGGCCAGGCTGCGGCCCGACTGGATCCCGCACCGGCGGGAGGGCGTGCAGCCGGTCCACCGGGTGACCGTCACGAAGACGACGGAGCGGCACAAGAACGTCTCGTCCAATGGGGCGTTCATCCGGACGATTGATCGGCACTTCTGGTGGCTGAAGTGCCCGTGCGGACTGCACGAGGTGGCCGAGTCGTCGCAGGAGGCCCAGCGGCGAAAAGGCGGACATGACACCCCGCTCGGGGAGGTCGAGTGAGCCTGCGCATCGTCCCCGTGAGCTTCCGCGACGCCTGCGGTTTCGTCTCGATGTGGCACCGGCACCTTCAGCCGCCCCGCGGCCACAAGTTCAGCGTCGGCATCGCGGACAGCGCCGATCGTCTCATTGGCGTCGCGATCGTCGGCCGGCCGGTCGCGCGCCGCCTCGACGACGGCATGACGCTGGAGGTCATCAGGACTGCGACGGACGGGACACGCAACGCCAACTCGATGCTGTACGGCACGGCCTGGCGGGCGGCGAAGGCTCTCGGGTATCGCCGTCTGATCACCTACAACCACACCCGCGTGTCCGGCCCGGTCTGCGGCGGCTCGTGTCTGCACTGGTCCTGCCGTTCTATACGCGCAGGTGAGAGCGGTGCCAGCCTGCGCGCGGCGGGCTGGCGCGTCATCGCGCAGCGTCGGCCCAAGCCCGGCTGGGACCGGCCCTCCCGTCCTCGGGCGGCCAACGGCAGCGAAGGGATCCCGCGCACGTTGTGGGAGGCGGTCTAGGGAAAGTTGCGCATCTGGCGCACTTGTTGTGTCATATGCGTCTGACGCGTGCCTTACCGTTCTGTACCAACAGAACCGTCACACGGGGGAGTGCAGCGTGAACAAGGCAGACGTCATCGAGGAGTTCCGCCAGCGGACGGACGCGCCGTCGCGAGCCGCCGCAGCGCGGAGCGTCGAGGCGTTCATCGACATCATCGTCGGCGCCGTAGCCGCCGGTGGAGAAGTCCGCATCGGCCGGCTCGGCGTCTTCGACCGCAACTACCACAAGGCCACGGCCCGCCGGAACCCGAACACCAACGAGGTGATCGACGTGCCCGGCAAGTGGGTCATGCGGTTCCGGCCGGCCAAGGCCGTCAAGGCCGCCGTCAACAAGTAACACCACCAGCTCGTCGGCGGTCCGCTGCGGGGGCGCGGACCGCCGACGTTTCCATTTGCGAAGGACACCACATGCGACGATCTGACATGGACGCAGCCCTCGACGAGCTGTACGCCAAGGTGCCGCAGCCCGGCTGTAAGGGATTGTGCGTCGATAGCTGCGGCCCGGTAGGGATGAACCCGCGCGAGCACCAGCGGATCCGCGAGCGGGGCGTGAACATCCCGCACCACCGGGACGCGCTCGCCCAGCTCGCCGAGACCGGCGATTACACCTGCCCGGCGTTGAAGGACGGACAGTGCAGCGTCTACGACGTGCGGCCGATGTCCTGTCACCTGTGGGGCGCGGTCGAAACGATGCCTTGCCCGTACGGCTGCCGCCCGGAGGAGGGACTACTACCGGACGCGGAAGGGCACGCGCTCCTCGCGCAGTCCCTTGACGTTGGCAAGCCGGACGCGCTCGACGCTGAGCAGTTGGGGCGTCTCAAGCAGCGGTTCGACGATCCGCAGTTCCGGCAGACCGTACGACAGTACGTGCAGGAGAACCGGCCTGCTGCGAACCCCGGACAGGCCATCGAGCACTGGCGGAGCAAGGCCGCCGGGTACGGCCTCAGCGTGCCCACTGGGCCGAAGAAGCGGCCGCGCCGCCGGCGCGGATAGGGTGCGAGGCTCACGCGGTGGGATCGGAAGCGATCACCAGAACACCACGACGCCGGACGGCCGACCGGCCCCCGGGCAAGTTCACGGCCTTCTGCCCGTGCCAGTGCGTCACCAACCGGTCCAGGGCCCGCACGTGAGTGGCCGACAGCACGCCGGACGGGGAGCCCGCGGCGATGGCCGCTCGCCGCAGTACCCGTCGTCTTACCGCGTCGGGAAGCTTCTCAAGCTCGGCCACGGCCAGCGTCACCGACTCGCCGAGGTCGCCTCGTACAGAGTGCTGGTAAGCCGAGTCGGCCCACTCGTCGAGCGCGTCGGCGTCTTCCCGCGCGAGCGCGGCGGTTCGAGCCAGCGCCTCGATCACCCCCGGCCCCAGCTCTTGCTCCAGGAGTGGAAGGATCTTGTGGCGCACTCGGACGCGTGTGTAGCGCGGGTCGGCGTTGTGTGGGTCGTCCCACAGGTCGAGGTTCTGCGCCCGGCAGGCGGCCACGGTGGTAGCCCTGGGAAGGTGCAGGAGGGGGCGCCGGTAGCGTCCCGTCGTGGCCGCCATGCCGGACAGGGACCGGGGTCCGCTGCCCCTGGCCAGCCCGAGAAGCACCGTTTCGGCCTGGTCGTCGCGGGTGTGTCCGAGCAGCACGGCCTCTGCGCCATGCCGGTCGGCTGCCTCGCTGAGCGCGGCATATCGGGCCTCTCGTGCTGCCGCCTCTGGGCCGCCCTCCCCGCCCACGGTAACGGTGAGGACTTCCGAGGGGGTGAGGCCGAGGTCCGTGCCCAGGGCTGCCACGGTTTCCGCCCTCTGGCGCGAGCCCTCTTGGAGTTGGTGATCCACGGTCAGCAGGCCGGCGCGCAAGCGGAGGCGGGGGGCGACGAAGGCCAGTGCTGCGGCCAGGGCCAGCGAGTCGGCCCCGCCGCTGCATGCGGTGAGAATGAGCGCGTCCTTCTGGACGTCGGCCAGGGCTTCGCGGACGGCTCGGCGGACGTCGGCTACGGCTGGATGCGGACCCACATGTGTCATTGTCGTGGATCCGGGTGTCGATCAGTGTGCCTGCGGCTGCTGGGCGTCGCTCTGCTCCAGGTCGAGCTCGTCCAGGTATGCCTCCATGGCGTCGTTGAGGACGGCCATGCCACCCATCTGCTCCTGGTGGCACGCGGCGACGAGCCGCGCTCGCGTGTTCCGCTTGAGCCGCACTACGGAGCCTGGTGCAACCGGACGGTCGCGGGGTGTGCCAGGCGGCGGCGGGTTGGGGTCACGGGGCACTTTGAGATTGGCCTTGTCGATGGGCTCGGGGAACACGGCCGGGATGGGCGGCTGCAGTGCGTCGCAGTAGGTGTTGATCGCCAGTTCCCACGCTTCCTGCGGGCCCATGCCCATGTCGTCGAGGGCGGTGGTGAGGCGGTCGTCGATGTCGCTGTACAGGTAGATCGTGGTGGGGACGAGGTTTGTCCAGCGCACTGCGCGGAGGCGACGTGGCCCACCTCGGCGGGTCGATTGCGGTTCCGCTGGCGGCTGTTGTCCGGCTGCGGAGTCCTCGGATGGGTTGAGCTGAGGTGGCTTCGGGGCGCGCGGCATATGGGGCTTCCTGTGTGGTGCGTGGCGTGGTTCAACGGTACGGCGTTTCTGCCGCCGTGTCGTCTTCGACGTGTACTGTAGCGGCCCGATTACTTTACGTCATTATTGGTTCCCTGATTGTTTATATCGATTCCCTGTATGTACTATCGAAGTGATCGCAGAGCTTCACGATCAACCCTTCGCCACCTGGTGGCATGCCGCTACCAGCACCAACACCACAACCCGGAAGGGCTCACCGCATGGAAACCCGGCTCTACACTCGCACCAACCCCGACAACGGGCAGATCGAGATCAAGCACTACGAGATCACTCCCGATGCCCAGCCTGACGAGCCCGGTCCGGTCTTCATGACTCACTTCTGGGGCACCGAAGCTCCGGCCGACTTCTTCACCGCCCACAGCGACTACGACGACGATGACGTGCTGTGCCTCATGGACCTCTACGGGCGCGAACTCGACGGACCGCTGGACGAATTCCTCGCGGCCACCTGGAAAGAGCACGACGCCGAAGGCTGGGTCCTCCTGCCTTCGCTCCCCGAGCCGCACGAGTACACCTGCGCAGGCTCGCCCGTCGCTGTCCTCCGCGCAGATGGCAGCAACCACATCGAGATCGCTGCCCTGCCCGGCAGTCGCACTGTCGAAGGCAGCCTCGAAAGGATCACTCTCGAAGAGGCCATGGGGCTCATCAACAGCCTCACCGACGCCATCGACGAGGAGAAATGGGCATGACCGCCCAGCAGTCCGAGCCGGCCCGGCGCCCGCGCGAGGTCTTCCGCTTCGGCTTCTACGCGTGGAATATCAGCGCCGCCCTGCGCATCGTCGAGGGTCGCGAACCTGACCGCGTCAACGTCAAGGAGGCCGCCACTCTGCTGTGGCTGATCTACGTGAACGAGTCCCACGCCGCCACCGTGGACCTCGCCCAGCCCGTGCTCCTCGCCCCCTTCGCGGGCACCGGCCACATCCCCATCGACGGCTGGCACCGCATCTGGAAGGCAAGACGTGAAGGCGTCGAGACGCTTCCCGCGCTCGCCCTCACGCCCGAGGAGGAATTCCGGGTCCGGATGCACGGAGGCGACAAAGGCCCTGGCTATCACCGCTAATAGCGGTACCACAATCAGTTTCCCCGCCCGCCCGGGCGGGGAAGCTTCCCCCTCACCTGGAGAAGCACATGAAGAAGCTCGCCTTCCTCGACCTTGAGACGACCTCCCTCGACGAACGCCACGGCGACCTCTGGGAGATCGGCCTCATCATGCGAGACCTGCGCCAGCCGATCAGGACCGACGTCGAACACTGGTGGCAGGTCCGCCCGGACCTGACGCTCGCCGACCCGAAGGCGCTGGAGGTCGGCCGCTACTACGAGCGGTGCCGGGTCAGGCGCTCGTCCATCGGTGCCGGCCGGAAGCTCTCACCCGCCATCAACCTCGGTAGCCCGTGGATCCACGAGTACACCGGCGAGCCCCCGGCCGAGGGCGACTGGTACATGAGCGCCACCGCCGGAAGCATCGCCGCCACGGTCGCCCGAGAGCTGGACGGCGCCACGATCGTCGCCAACAATCCGACCCACGACCGCAAGTTCCTGGCGAAGTTCCTGCGGGTCCACGGGCAGCTCCTCACCGCCCACCATCGCATGATCGACATCCGCGCCCTGCTGATCGGCTACGTTGACGGCCGGCTGTCCGCCTACGACGGCAAGGTGGACGAGGCGTTCGAGGCTGAGGCCGTCCCGTACGTCGATGACTGGCTGGCCGGCTACATGGACAGCCCGTCCTGGGAGATCGTCGGCATCGCCCAGGACCCGGGTACGAAGCACACCGCGCTCGGCGACGCCCGCCTCGACCGCGACGTGTACGACGCCATCCGGAGCAGCCGATGACCGCCACCGTGAGCGGCATCCTGACCGCCGCCGCGGACCGCATCGAGAGCAGCGGATGGGCCTCGCACTACCAGCAGCCAGGCGTTTCGATCTGCGACGCCATCGCGCTGGAGGTCCGTGACGTGCCTGGTCCCAACAAGCTGAAAGCAGCGCTCCTCAACGCGGCCTTCGCCGCACTCCAACACCACATCGAACCGGCAGGGATGTCCGACTGGCTTCGTGACCCCGACCGTACTCAGGCCGAGGTCGTTGCGGCTCTCCGGGAGGCCGCCGAGCGAGCCCCGGAGGAAGGACATACCCCGTGATCACAGGATGGGACGCTCTCTCCCTGATCTGGGCATGCGGCGTCGCCTACACCGCGCCGCGCATCCTCAAGCGGTGGTCGCTCATCACCACCTGCGACCCCATCGACCTGTGCCAGGGCTGCCGCGACGAGCGCAGACAGGTCATGCAGGACGCCATGGTCTACGACGTCATGGGGCCTGCGGGCGGCGCCCTGCAAGTCCTGATAGAGGCGTTCATCTGGTACCTCAAGCCGTTCGTCCCCGCCCTCCGCAAGCTCGCCGGGCGTGAGCCGCTTCCCACCTGCTCGAAGGGCCCATGCCTGGCTTACACCCGCAGGCGGGCGTAAGCCACAGCGTCACCCACTCCACCTCTCCCTACACCGAAAGGAATCATCATGAAGCCCACCATCCGCGTCGTCGTCTGCCTGATGGCGCTGCTGCTCATGCTGGCAATGTGGCTGACCTTCGCCTATCTGATGAAGGACACCGGCCTGATCACCTGGATCCTTGGCCTCGGCCTGGTCGCGGTGCTCATCATGGGCAACTGGATCACCGACCTGGCGGCCGACCAGCCGGCCGCGCGCGAGCCCGCGCAGGACGGTGAGAAGTGATGGCTGTTGACTTCAGCCCCCTCGGAGTCACCGACGACCAAGCGCGCGACCTCTTCAAGCTCGGCGCGGCGTAGGCTGGTCCCGCGTATCTGCACACATACGCGGAAAGCCCCGGCGCCTGCTGGCGCCGGGGCTTTCTTCTCTCCGGGCGGCTCGTTGAGTCCCCATGTGTCTATAAAGGTTCCCAACATGTATGCTTCGGCCATGACGAAACGAGGCCCCCGCGGGCCGGTGCCGATCTACCAGGTGATCATCAAGGCCATCAAGGACGACATCGCCGCCGGCACGCTGAGGCCCGGTCAAGCCCTGCCCACAGAGGCCGAGATGTGCACCATTCACCAGGCGTCGCGACTGACGGTGCGCAGAGCCCTGGAGGTCCTGCGCGAGGAAGACGTCATCTACACCGTTCGCGCCGAAGGGTCCTACGTGGGGCCCCGCGACGCCCCGCAGATCCGCGAGCCGTGGGAGTTCGAGAAGATCGCGTCCGAGTTCGCCGACCGCATCAAGCGGGGCGACCTCAAGCCGGATGAGGTGCTCCCCTCGCAGTCGGAGCTAATCGAGCAGTACGGCGTGGCCAAGAAGACCGCCCGTGCCGCCATGGCCTTGCTGCGAGATCAGGGGTGGGTGTACACGGTGCCCACGATCGGAACGTTCGTTGCAAGCCGCGATAAATGGCCTACGGAGAGTTGACCTTAGCGATTGCTGAGAATGGCCTCGGCGCGCGATGTAGCCAATAGGTAGACACGGCTGCGTCGCGTGCCACTTTTATGTCAGCGACCGGAGCTGACCTGCTCTAACGCTGCGGCATATATATGCGCAGGGGTCGTGACGCCATTGACACGCGGCCGCCGGCGAGCGATCAGGGCCATCGCCGCGCAGGCCGCCAGGCAAGCGCCTGCCATGACGACGATGTCGATACCGCCGAGCCTGTCGGTGAGGACGACGTGGACAACGGCTGCGCCAAACACCAGGTTGCCGACGACGAAGGCCGCCACGAGGGCCGCCACCGCTCGGTTCATGTTTCCGCCTTTCTCTCGTGATTGATTGCCAGAGCGTTCTATCATCCCCGTCCGACAAGTGCGCACATCACCCGGGGTGCCCGCCCGGCCGACGCGTCGGTAACACATCCGTAATCTGGCAAGCTCCCGTGTCATAGAAGTGCCATGTCGCCAAGATGCTGCCCGAAAATGTAGACAATCCCGCGAGAAAGGACTTTTATGGTCACTCCATGACGTGACGCCTCGGAGTGACAAAAAGTCAACTGGGCGTCCGTATCCCTTGCGTTCGTATCGTTCCAACCCCTGGGGGTTCCACCATGTCCAAGCTCATGGGAGCGCTCACGCGCCTGACCACGTACGCCATTGCCGTCGCCGCGGCCGGCCTGTTCCTGTCGGCGCCCAGCGTCGCCTACGCCGACGAGGCCATCCCGGCCGACACTCCGTCCAGCCCTCTCGTAAGCGAGACGCCCGCTGAGTCGGTGCAGTCCATCCACTTCGGCGGCATGTAGTCGCAGCACACGGCCAGGATGACGGTAAGGACCAGCCAGTACGGAGACTCATGATCTGCCACGCCATCCGCATGTGGCTTCTGAACCTGACAGCGATGTCAGTCACGGCCTGGGCAATGACCGCCTTCGCGTTGTTCATTCTGTACGCGGATAGAGCAAGCGCCGCCGTGTACGCCCTGGTGGGCCTGTGGGCAGCCGCAGTGCCCATCCCCGTCACCATCACGCTCATCCGATGGTGGCAGCGGGTGCGTGTGGCCCGCAGGGTGCACCGCCTCGCCGAAGAACACAAACGTTTGTTCGAGACCATGTGTGGGGAGATCAGCTCAGGCGTGCGCTGACTACTCACAGCCGCGCCATCATCGGGGAAGGAAACGACGTGCCACACCGGATCGCCGGCCTCAGCCTTGAGCAGGAGCGCCTCTACCGGCACCTGCTCGCCACCGGGCCCACCAGCATCCACGTGTTGGAGGGGCAGTTCGGGCGCGAGGTCTACGCGAGCCTGTACGAACTGACCGTCCGAGGCCTCGTGCACGGCAACCCCTTGATGGCGCGGCGCCCCTCGGTCGCCATGAACGGCGTCCTCATGGCGCAGGCCGCAGAGCTTCAGCGGATCCAGTCGTACGTGGAAGAACTTGATCACATCTACGAGACGGGGCACCCGCCCGAGGGGGGTGACGCGGTAACCCCGCTGGTGAGCCGTGAGCAGATCCAGCACTGGTTCGAGACGCTGACCGTCACGGCCGAACACGAGATCCAGCAGTTCATCACTCACCCGTTCCTCCCGCTCGCGCCGTCTGGGAGGACCGATTCAAATTCTCGTTTGGATCTTGTAAACCATCCGGCGAAGTGTCGCGTCATCGTTGAGTGGAAGACCTTCCAGAGCCAGCCCGCCATCAACGGCCTGCATCACTCCCTCGACCGAGGGTGCGAAATCAGGCTTGCCGACAGGCTGCCGCACAAGCTGCTGATCGGAGACCGACGCATGGCCATGACGCCCCGCTATCCGCGGGACCACACCGTCAGGCAGATGCTGCTCGTGCACCCGGGCACGCTGGTGGACTTCCTCGTCGAGGTCTTCGAGGCCGAATGGGAGCGGGCTCTCCCGCTCACGCCGGACCCTGCCAAATTCTCCGGCCTCGGCAAGCTGGAGCCCAGTGAGATGGTCATCGTGGAAATGCTGGTCGGCGGCGCACACGTCGATCGCATCGCCAGCGCTCTTGGAGTGCATCCCCGCACGGTCAATCGCAGGCTCGAAGACCTGAAGCGCAAGGCCAACGCCACCACCCTGTTCCAGCTCGGCGCCTACGCGTCGCGTCACTGGCTGAACTGAGCGCTACTCCGGCCGGAAGATCCGAAGCTGAGCTTCTGTCGCGTTCAGGGTCGCCTCGATCTGGGCCAGCATGATCGTCTCTATCTGGCGGCGCTGGTCGCCTGGAACGCCCTTCAGGCCGCGTATCTGTTGCAGCATCGCCTGAAGTCTTTGCTGCACATGTTCAGGAGTTACGTCTGCGTCGATCGCCGCCAGTGCGGGGTCCGTCTTGGTCCGCTCGCGGATCCAATCGCGGAACAGTGCGGCCGCCCCAGGCCGGCCGCGCTCGTACAGGTCGTCCGGGGTGATGGTGGCTTCGTGTGCCAGGTCGGTGATGGCGGCGGCCATGAGTACGAGTTCGCGGTCTTCCGGGACCTTCTCGCCGGACTCGATGCGTCGCCATGTCGGCTCGGACAACGCGTCGCCGGCCAACTCCTTCGCGCGTGCGGCGGCGGCGCGAGTGGAGATGCGCTTCTTGAGCCCTCCCGGGTTGTTGCGACGTTCAATGAGGAACTGAACCACTTCTGAAGGCTTGTTGAGGTCGGCCACGGCGAGTCAGAGGTCCTTTCGCGGCGTTTGATGCGTCATACGAGTCTGGCGCAACGGTATCAACTGAAGCGTCGGCTTGGGTTATGTCAGCGCAAAGACGTTGATTACGCTCCGTGACATATGCGAGGTAGCTGCGATGACGCAGAAGACGCGTCAGACGTTGCATGATGCGTCACGAAGCGATAGTGTCGGTTATGTCGGTCCGATTGTGCACACCCGAAAGGGAAACGCACTGACAAAACGCCCGACAAACCAAACCCCAAGCCACGGAGCGTCATATCGCCATGCCCAACGGCATCCTCCGCTGGGAAGACCCAGCGCCCGTCAGAACTCGCACCAACAAGGAGTACGAGCCTGTAGCCGCCGAACTGCAAGCCCGCCCCAACGAGTGGGCGGTCATCGCAGAGAACCCCGACACCCCCGAAGGCAGGCGTGACGCCAACCGCCTGTTCAACGCCGTCAAGAACGGCTACCGAGGCTGGAACAACGACGACGGCGGCACGTTCGAGGCCACCACCCGCACCGTCACCAAGAACGGCGGAGCCAAGGTCATCCTCGTTCACGTGCAGTACGTCCCCGCCAGCTCATAGCGGTACCGCAGTCAGCATGACCAACACCACGCAAGCGCCGACTCTCGACGACCTGGTGCAGCTCATCGCCACAAGAGCTGCCGCGCACTGGAACTCCGATGCCAAGTCCGCGCTCACCCGTCTGCTCGCCGACGTCCTCGGCGACTACGACGCCGCTTACCAGCTCGTCGAGGAGACCGGCCGAAAGCTCCTGGCCGCCGAATACGAAGAGGACCCCCAATGACCCCACCGAGCCCCGCGCTCCCAACCGAAGCGGAGCTGACCGACTACCTCGTCGCTCTCAAGACCGACAACCCTCAGTCCACGCCGAGCCGGCCAAGCTACCGCGGCGGGCCCGTGCTCGACCCGATGACCGAGGACGAGTACCGGTTCGGCTGGTTCGGCCAGGCCGACTATGACGGGCACCTCGGCGGTGGCGCGTGAGCATCACGATTCGCGAGGACGAGCGCGACGAGTACGACCCGAGCCACGCCGTACCGACCAGCGCGGGCCGCTACTACTGCGACCCCATGCTGGGCCCGGACGACCCGCACCGGATGAAGATCTCCGTCACCAACGCCATCGACCAGCACATGATCGAGGCGCTGGCCCCGGCCGCCGCGCGGGACACCGCGATCTGGCTGATGGACAACCTCCCCGACGCGATCCGCGCGGCCGGCGACCCAGACGACATGGAAGCGTTCATCAAGCTGGCCAAGGCGCAGTACCGGGTCCAGTGGGACAAGAAGGCCGACCTCGGAAGCCGTGTCCATAACATCGGCGAAGCGATCAACCTCGGCAAGGCGTACATCCCCGACGAGGAAGCCGAACCGTTCGTCGAGTCCTACCGACAGTTCCTGGCCGACTTCGGGGTGGACATCCGCCGCGACATCATGACGGCGGAGTGCACGGTGCTCAACCGCACGATCCCGTACGGCGGGACGAGCGACATCTGGGTCCGCTTGCAATTCCCCGGCCCGACGTCGCCGATCATGCCGAAGTTCAAGCCTCGCGCGGTTCCGGCCGCCCCGCTTCCGACGCCGTCCGGGCTGTGGCTCGTGGACATCAAGACGAGCCTCACCAAGCCGGCCAGCGCCGTCTACGAGGACCACGTGATGCAGCTCGCCGCTCTGCGGCACGCGGAAGTCGCGCTCATCTGCCCGCCCGAGTGCAGGTACGGCGAGAGCGACAACCACGACGCCAGCCACGAGTTCCCCGTCCCGGAGTTCGTCGGCACGGCGATTCTCAACCTCCGCACGAACGGCTACGGGTTCGTGCCGCTCCCGGCCGACCAGGACGCGTTCACCGCGTTCTGCGGGCTGCTCCCGCTCGCGCACTACGTCCACGGGCTCGAAATGCGCGGCTTCAAGCCCATCCAGCCCCCGAGCAAGACCACCACCAGGAAGGACGCCGCCTGATGCCCATCGACCCCTCCGTACTGCAGCGCCGCCACTGGCAGGACGGCCGGATCCGTCTCGGCATCAAGAAGATGAGCCGGAACGGCAAGGAGTACCCCAGCAAGATCGACACCTTCCGGTTCACGTCGCCGTCCGAGGACATGATCCGAGGCGTCGCCGAGAAGTACGGCGGCGAGGTCAAACCGTGGAAGTCGCCGCAGGGCCCGCAGTTCGAGGTCATCACCAACGCGCAGCGCATCCCCGTCATCGTCCCGCCCAACGGCCTGAGCCAGAACATGGAGCTCTGGGACGGCAAGCTCTGCATCCGTCGCTGCACCGGCATCGCGATGCAGGCCCCGTTCGTCGGCCCGTGCCTGTGTGGGGCGGACGTCGAGCTCAAGAAGCGGCCGTGCAAGCCGCACACCCGACTCGGTGTCTTTCTAAAGGAAGTGCCCAGCTTGGGCCTGTGGCGGCTCGACAGCAAGGGCGGCAACGCCGCGGCCGAGCTGCCCAACGCCGCCGAGTTCCTGGCCCACGCGGGGACGTACGTGGACGCCTGGCTGTACGTGGCCGAACGCACCGGCTCGTTCCTCGACCCGAAGGACAACGTGGTCAAGGCCACCACGTACATGGTGCCCGGCCTGACGATCGAAGGCATCGGCTTCGACGAGCTGATGTCGGGCGAAGTCGCCCGCCGCGCCGAGCTGGGCCGCGGCGGTGAGAGCCAGCGGGCGATCGAGGCCGCGCCCGCGACCGACTACCTCGCGATGATCGAGGCGGCCCCAGACCGAGACGCGGTCGTGGCCATCTGGAGGACGTCCAAGCTCGACCCCGCTTGGCAAGGGCGGGGCGAGGAAGTGGAGGCGGCGGCCAAGGCACGCGTTGCGAAGTTCCCCCCGGAGCAGGGCAAGGGCGCACCGCAGGGCCAGTCCGCCCCGGAGGGCACGCAGCCCAACGAGCACACGCACGAGGACGCCCCTTCGGACACCCCGCCGCCGGGCGACCCCGAAGCGGATCGGATCCGGCAGCACATCATGACCGCGTGGTCCGGCACGACGAGCCAGCTCCACACCGCGTTCCGCGACCGCACCAGCACCACCATGAAGGCCGCGACCCTGCAGCAGCTCCAAGAGTTCGCCGACCAGCTCGGCCAGCCCGCCGCAGGCGCCATCGCGGACGAACCCCGCAAGGCGTCCGAGCGCGCCGAAGCGCTCCTCGAGGCCGCCCGCGCGCAGAACACCGCGGCGGCGGCCGACGACGACATCGTGGACGGGGAGGTCGTCGAGGACGAGGAGCAGCCGAAGCCCACCGCCAAGGCGCTGCGCGACCTCGGAGTGTGGTTCGGCGAGGCCGGCGTCACCATCCACACCGGCAAGGGTTCGGCCGCGAAGAACGACGAGGCGCGGTTCGCCTGGATTGTCGAGCACCTGGGTGTCGATGTGACCTCGACGAAGGACCTCAGCGCCGAGCGGGTGGACACCGGGGTCAAGCTGCTCATGCAGCAGGCCGCCGCCCGCCGGAAGGACCTGCAGCAGCGCATCGTCAACGTCTGGTCCGACCTGGACGGCAACAACCAGCAGCTCTCCGCCGCGTTCGAGCAGCACATGGAGAAGCCGGTCGGCGAGGCCACCAACGCCGACCTCGCCGCGTTCCTGCAGAAGCTCAGCAACAGCGAGGTCACCCCTGGCGGTGGTCAGTGATGCCGCTGACGAACGAGCAACGGGCGGCACTGCGCGCTGATCGACTCGCGCGGGTCAAGCGCGAACGCGAGCGCCGCACCGCCCTGTTCGCAGAGATCGCGCGCCACGCAGGAGGGTGTGCAGACCGTCACCACTGCCTGCTCTGCAAGGCGTTCCGGCTGCTCGTCGAGTACGTGCCCGACCCCACGGTCCACGAGGAGTACGAGCGACTCCGCCACCGGCTCGACGACCTCGCGGAGCGCCTGGAGCGTATCCGCGACGTGCACCAGGACTTGTCCGAGAACGCTCGCTTCGGCGCGCCGCTGGCCCGCACGGTCCACGACGCCGCATGGGTTGTCATCGTCCGCCTCGCCAACGCCTGGCACGGCGAGGAGGTCGAAGACCCCTACGCCCCGCTGCCTCCCGACTACCACATCTAGCCGCACTGCCCGGTGCTCGTGCACCGCGCGCCGGGCTCGCCCCCCTCAAGGAGTTCCGATGAAGTCCATCACCGTCGAGTACGACGACGTCACCCCCGCCACGATCGAGCACCGGCTGGCCGCCGAGGAGACCGTCCTCGCGATGGGCAGCCGCCGCTACCCCGCCGCCCTGAACGACCGGGCCGCCCTGCTGGAGGCCCTCCAGATCGCTGACCGGCTGTCCGCCGCCGTCGTCGGCTGGCGCGGCGACATCGTGGCCGCGCTGCAGAAGCTCGACAACGACCAGTACGCCCGCGAGAACGCCACCACCTGACTCCTCGCACCCATGACCGGCACCACCGCCCCGGGAGTTCGCATGCACAGCGACCCGCACATCACCCCTGAGATCGCCGCTCACGTCCTGTTCCACCTCGGCCGGGGCGGCTGGCCCGGCTCCACGTTCGTGCAGAAGCTCCTCGCCGCGTTCGAGGCCGCCGATGCCCCCAACCGTCTCCAGCTTGCCGCGGGGTTCGCTGGCTACGCCGCCGCGTTCGAGCTGGCCAAGTCCACTGACGGCGTCGTGGTCCTCCAGGCCCACGCCGCCGCTGACCAGTAAGGAAATCATGAGCCGCTACACCATCCCCAACGCCCCTGGCGCGCCCGACAAGCGGGTGACCACGGTCGGCTGGGACGCACCCCTCAACACCTACTGGGCCACGGCGTTCGACCCTCCCGCCTCCATCGACGGGGAGGACGTCGAGGTCTTCTGGATCGGATACACCCCATGCGCGCTGCCCGACGTCGAATCCCTCGCCACCGCGCTCCGCGAGCACGGCGTCGAGATCCCGCCCTTCACCTTGGACGCGCTCCTCGGGGACAAGCCGAGGGAGGGGGAGAGCTTCGCGGGTCGGCCCGCGACCAAGCTCATCGCCGAGATGACCCGGACGCGCGTCCCCGCCGACCAGCAGGCGCGCATCGACGCCGCCCTCCGGGACGGTGGCCGATGAGGCGCGGTGACGGTGAGCTCATCGCCGGGCTCGTCTTCTTCGCGATCATCCTCGTGATCGTCGTCGGCGTCGCGGTCGTCAAGACCAGCACGGGCCGCGTCGAGACGGCCACGGTGGAGTCGAAGGAGCGGGTCTGCGACAGCCGCCGCTCGTGCAGGTACCTGATCTTCACCGACCGGGGCGTCTACGAGAACACCGATGCCTGGCTGAGCTTGAAGTTCAACAGCTCCGACATCTACGGCGCGCTCAAGGTCGGCCGCACCTACCGGCTCAAGGTCAACGGGTGGCGCGTCGAAGTCACTTCGTCCTACCCGAACATCCTCGGCATCGAGGGCGAGGTTGCGAAGTGAAGACCAGGTTCGAGGTTGCCGTCAAGAAGATCGAGCCGTACCAGACGTACTTCGTGCTCGGCGTGGCCATCGCGTTCTTCGGGGGGTTGATCATTTTCGGCGGGGTGTGGGCGCTCGTCATCGCCGTCGTCTGCATGTTCGTCGGCATCCTGCTCGGGCTGATCGTCGGCGCCGAGATGATGCGGCGCGACATCGACGTCGAGATGACCGCGCTGCGTGCCCAGTACGAAGCCGCGTCCGAGCTGGCGTACAAGCTGAACCTGGAGCTAACCGAGCAGGTGCAGCGCGCCGAATCGGCCGAGCGTGACCTGCTCGCCACCGCCGCTGAGAAGACCGCGCTGCGCGCCCAGCTTGAGGGCCGCGCGGGCAACCCCGCGTGAAGGACATCCTGGCGGCGATCGGCGCGCTCACCGTGCTGGCCGCCGCCGGGGTCGTCGTCCTCTCACTGCTCGCGCACCGCGCTGAGCGGCGACGCAGCCGAGGCAACCGCGACCAGCGGGCCGCCCGGCCGGCCGAGCAGGTCGCCGCCAATCCGGCCCTGTGGTCCGACTTCTTCCTTGACCACGATCTGCACAAGGTCCTCAAAACCCCAAAGGAATGGCAACAGTGATCCCCTTCCACGTCGTCGGCCTCGACATTTCCCTCACCAGCACCGGCATGGCGACCGGCCTCGGCTGGTGCGAGAAGACCGGACGCGACGGCATCACAAAGCTGCCCCTGCAGAGCAAGTACCGCGCGCTCAACCGGCTGGCCAGCGACATCATCGTGCTCACCAACGCTGAGAAGGCTCACCTCGTCCTGGTGGAGAAGCTGGTGTTCAACCGGCAGGACGGTGGCCGCGGCGGCGCCGGTGAGCGTTCGTACCTCTACTACCGGACGATGGGCATCATCGCGGACGCCGGGGTTCCCATCGTCGAGGTGCCGCAGGCGACGTTGAAGACGTACGCGCTCGGCAAGGGCAGCGGTGAGAAGAACGAGATCGTCGATTCGGTCGCCCGCCGCCTCCCGATGTTCCACACCGGCGGCAAGCACGACATGGCCGACGCCGCAGTGCTCGCCGCGCTGGGAGCCGACTACCTCGGGCACCCGCTCGCGGACATGCCGAAGGCGCACCGCGCTGCGATCGACAAGCTGACGTGGCCGGAGGTGGCCAAGTGACACGAGACCCCTACGCCGAAGCCCGACGCCGCTACTGGCAGAAACGCGACAAGGAGAAGAGAGCGGGCACCTGGCAGGGCCTCGTCGATGCCGAAGAAGCGCGCCAGCACGTGCGGGAGTTGCATCGAATTTGGCTGGTCAGCTACGAGGCAATCGCCGAACTCGCAGGGATCTCGCACACGACAGTAAGGCACCTCGCTGTAGGCAGTGCGACTCGGCAGCTACCGCCACCGGCTCGGGTCGGGGCGTACACAGCCGAAGTGCTTCTCACGGTCACCGTGGACGACCTGCCGGACAACTGCCTGGTCAACGCGACCGGGTCAATGCGGCGGATGCGCGCGCTATCGGTCGAGGGGTGGCCCGTGCGGTACATCGCCAACCAGATGGACGCCGCCTGGGACGGTCTCAAGCAGCTTCGGCGCGGCGAGAGAACCACGGTCGTCCTACGAACTGCCCGCCTGCTCCGGCGGACGTACGACGAACTGATCCTCCTCGACCCGTACGCGCACTGCCGCAAGACCGTCGTGACGACCCTGCGCAAGCAGGCCGCCGCCAGCGGCTGGTATCCAGCGGCAGCGTGGGCCGACGCCATCGACGACCCCGCCGCCAAACCATGGCATGTCGTCCGCTGCTCCTACCAGACCTGCATCAACGGGTCCAAGGACGAGCGCCTGCTGTGCGACACCCACCTGAAGCTGCTCAAGAAGCGGGGCACCCTCGAAGGGGCCCGCCTGATGCGGAACACCCAGGCCCTGCTGGAAGACGCCCGGTTCATCCTCGCGACGGACCCGCCGATCAACCCGCGCACGCAGGAGATCGACAAGGAGCGGCTCGCCGAACGGCTCGGCACCAACTGGGAAGCGCTGGAGCGCGTCCTGCTCCGAGCGAACATCAACCTCGGCAAGCTGCGCGAATCCGCATGAGCCAGAAGCGGAACCGCAATCAGGTAGTCGAGCAGGAGCAACGCCCATGAGCAACACGGCGACCGAGGTCATCTCCGACGCCCTTACGTCCACCTCACCCAGCGCCGACGACATCCTCGACGCCCTCGGCAACGCGGGCTACCACGTCATCCGACCCGAGGACGGGCCGGCCTGGATCCCCGTCACGCCGAGAAGCCTCGCCAAGGCGCAACGCATCGCAGCGCTGATCAACGACGGCAAGACGCTGCAGCAGATCGCCGCTGAGACGCGGATGTCGCTGCGCCAGGTCGAACGGTACAGCGCCGCCGCCCGCGACATGGGACTCATCGAGCGGAGGCGCTGATGCCCGGCCGCAAGGGGTGGCGGAACCGCGCCGCCTGCCGAGGACAGGACCTGGTCCTGTTCTTCGGACCCGGTGAGGGCGAGCCCCGCGAGAGCCCAAAGCAGAAGGAGAACCGCATCGAGCGGGCCAAGCACTTCTGCCGCACCTGCTCCGCCCAGGCCGAGTGCCTGGACTTCCATCTGCAGGCCAGCGCGGCGCAGTACGGCGTCGCCGGAGGCCTCGACGAGGACGAGCGCACGGCCTACCGGCGGCGCCTGCAACGCAAAGCAGCACGAGAAAGGAGAACCCCGTGACAAGCCTCGCCCGCGAGAACGCTATCAAGGGACTCGCGCACCGCGCCTACGACCGCGACCACACCGACGCCGGGGAACGGCCCAGCACCACGGACTTCGCGTTCGAGTACGTCACCTGGCTTCTCGCCCAGGGCTGGAGTGAGCCGCCAGAGGCTCAACCGGCACCCGCTCCCGCGTCTCCGACGCCCCCGAACGGGCTGCGTGGGGCGGCCATCGCTCGTCACGCCCTGGCCCAGATCGGCAAGGGAGGCAGCGATGACCGCTGACCTCGACGACGACAAGGCGTTGGTGCCGTACGACGAGTTCGGCAACCTGCTGCGCGCCGCATGGACACCCGAAGGAGAGATCGTGTGGCGCGCACCGGAGCCGTTCAGCGCGCGACTCCAGCTCGGCCAGTTCGCCCGCGGCCGCGCCGCCGGCTACGTCGTGTGGCTCAACGACGAAAGCCGCATGTTCCCCATGTCGATGACGGAGTTCGTCGAGACCGTACGCACGGTCGGCGTCGAGCCCGGCGGCTACGTCGAAGCGGAGTGGATCGCGCACCGCCGCGGTGGCGCGTACGGCATACAGCTGTACATGTCGCGGCGCGAGCGGCGCCAGGTACGGCGCGGCCATGACTGAGCGCCTGGTCGCGCAGGTCAACGGGTGCCGCTACTGCGGCCTTCCTCAACGCGGCAGCCGCAGGCAGCTCCCGCACGCCAGCCGGTGGACTCCCACGGCCGGCTGGCACGTCTGGACGCCGCCCACGCAAGACCAGATCAAGCAGCGCATGAAGGCCCGCCGGACCATGCAGGGCCAGCGCGCCTCTCACGTGATCATCGACGAGGCCACGAAGTGGCCCGCCCTCGAAAGGACCGACATGCCCGTCACTGAAGCCCCCTACGACGAGCGGGGCGACCTCATGCACTACCCGAAGCGCAACGCCGAGTGGCGACCCAATGAGCCGTTCACCGCCACGCTGCGCATCACCGGGTGGGAGCGCGGCCGGTCGGCAGCACGGTTCTTCCTCGCCGACCAGGACGACCACGAGTTCCCCATGTTCCTCAAGGACCTCTGCGCGATGCTCAACGCCGCCACCGTCAGCCGGGGCACGGTCACCGGCCGCTGGCACGTGGTGAAGCGAGGCGAGAACTACGGGCTGAGCTTCCTCGGGCCGGCCGACGACGATCAGGCGCCGACCACCGGACGGGAGGCTCAGGTCTGATGGCCATCGGAGTGGACTTCGACGGCGTGATCCACGCCTACAGCCGAGGCTGGTTCGACGGGACGGCCTATGACGAGTCGGTGCCCGGCGCGATCGAGGGGCTGCGCGCCCTCATGGACAAGCACGCGGTGTTCGTCCACACCAGCCGTGACGTTCGCCAGGTAGCCGGGTGGCTGGCCACGCACGGCTTCGAGACCACGACCTTCACTCCGCCGAAATTCTGGAACGAACGCGGCCGGCTGCTCGTCACGAACTGGAAGGTCCCGGCCACGGCATACCTCGACGACCGCGCTGTCCGCTTCACCACCTGGACGGCGGCGCTCGACGAGCTGCTGCACGGTGGCCGGAAGACCACGGACCTGCGGGCCGCGTTCGACCGCATCGACGCCCGCCACCAGCCCACGACGACGGAGACGTGGGTCTCCTGCAGCGACCACTGCGGGCAGTGGGTGACCGGCGTCCTGATCATGTGCGCGATGTGCGCGCCCCGGCCCGTCACCGTCTGCACCAACGACGACTGCCCCACCTGGCCCTGCCCCGACCACCTCGCCCTCCACGGAGAGACCGCCGACACCTGCACCCACAAGGGAGACAGCCGATGACCGAGCAGCAGCCGATGACGCTCACCGACTGGCGGGGCAACCCCTACACGGTCGGGACGACGATCTTCTACCCGCGCATGTCCGGCCGGTCGTGCGAGATCCAAGAAGGCGTCGTCATCGACATCTGGGACGCCGTGTACGACCGCGACGTGTACAGGTGGGTTCGGCTCAACCCGAAGAAGGCCAGCCACCAGGACGCCACCGGGAACGACCGTCAGACACGCGTCAAGGTGCAGCCGAACGGGCGCGGTTCCCGCAACTTCTACCGCAGTGACGAGCGTCTGGTCACCGATGAGCAAGGCGAGTGGGTCCGAGACGAGCAGGGCAGCCCCGTGTGGGAGTCCGTGGGCATCAAACCCGTCACCCTGATGATCACCGAGAACATCACCGTCGCCACCTGCACCCACAAGGACGGCTGATGCTCGAACACCTCAGCCCGAGCGAGCGGGCCGTCCTCCTCATCATGCTGAACCGCAGCCTCGACGACCACCGCGTACCGCCCGAAGCTGCTGACCACGTCCGGCAGCACTTCCGGGACCAGCTCGAAGCCTTCGTCAGCCCGCGCCCCGCCACCCTGGTCTACACCGGGTGGCGGGGCGCCGCCCGTCAACGCGTCCGCGCCGACCTCGAGACCACGCTGGCGCGAGCCCGCGGCCGTCTCCACGTGATCGTCGGCTACAACCCCGACACCGACGAACCCTCGGGCGGGGATCGGTGGACGTACGAATGGGCGATCCACACGCCGGGCGTGACCGTCGAGACGCACCCCGCGCCGTGGCACATCCCCGCCCTGTCGAGGTCAGCGGGGCCGTACCGGAACGGATTCATGCTCGGCGTCGCCGCCGGCCGCGGGGGCGCCTTCGAGGTCCTGGCCCACCTGCACCCGTCCAGCAGAGGCGCATCCGGTACCGCCGCGTACGCCGACCACCTTGGCCTACGCATCCGGAAGGAGCCCGCCTTATGACCAACAAGTCCGACGTCAAGAAGCTCGTCGAGACCGAGACGGAACGCCTCGGCTTCACGATGCAGCTTGCCAACGGCAAGTTCCTCATCACCAACCCGGAGAACGGCCGCACCGGCGAGATCCCGCTCCAGGCCATGGGCCGTGGCCTCGACAACTACAAGACCAAGATCCGATCCCTGCTGAACGACCACCCCACGAAACCCTCCCCCATGGTCGCCGCCACCGACCCCGCCCCCGAGAAAGCCGACACCATGCCCCGTGACACCTGGTGGAGCGTTGACGAGCTCGTCGGCGCAGCCCTCGCGAACGGCATCAAGCCGTACGTGTCAGGAGGACTCCTCCACACCCCCGGCCCCGTCGAGTCCAAGTCGTACGCGGACATGCTGCACGCCCGCGAAACCGAGGTCATCGCCTACCTCACCAAGAACACCACCACCGCCACCACCGAAGGAGACACCGACGTGCCGAAGATCGGCGACACCGCGACCGTCGTCCGGAGCAAGCCCCGCGACATCTTCGCCGACGCCGAAGCGCTCTGGGGGCTGCTCCGCGACGCCGCCCGCGACCAGGGAGACAAGCCGCTGACCAACGGCAACGTCCCGGGCGTCCAGTGGGTCGGCGCCCTCGCCGACATCATCAAGGCCACCTGCCCCGACTGGGACTCCGAGCACGAGAAGGACGTCCGCCAGTACCTGAACCGGACCGAGCACACCCGCTGCCACCGGCCCCGCGCCAACCCGCCCGTCTGGTGGATCGCGCTGGAGTGGAACGACGGCGGACTCACCGTCACCAAGACCACCCCGAAGCCCGATCCCAGGACCGTCGCAGCCGCCGCCGCGAAGGCCTCGACGAAGAAGACACCCACACCCGTCCCGGCCTCGGCCGACACCGCGCCGCCGGCCACAGCAGGCCCTGCGCTCCGGGCGCTCCTCGGGTTCGAGCAGGCCATTCAGCGGACCGAGGCCGAGCGGGACCAGGCCATCCGCGAACGCGACGACGCCCGCACCGCGCTGGAGGAGATGCGCGCCGACCGGGACAACCTCCTCGTCGAGCTGGACGAGATGAAGGCCGAACGCGACCAGGTGAAGACGGAGCTGGACGCCATCAACGCCGTGTTCGCCCGGTACAACGGAGGCACCGCGTGATCGAACTGTCCGGATCGGACATGGGGGAGTGGCGTGTTCTCTCGCGCTGACGTGAAGCCGTGCAAGGGCAGCAAGGACAAGATGCCGTGCGGGCGGTTCGTCCGCTGGACTCGCACCGTGGCCGGCGTCCCCTACGCGGTTGACCTGGCCCCGCACGAGGACGGCAACACCGCCGTCTGGAGGGACGTCCACGGGATCCTCCGGTCCCGCCGCATCACCGAGGACCTGCCGCTCGTTCCGCCGGAGAAGCGGATGATGCCGCACGCTGCGACCTGTCCCGGCAAACCGCGGGTCCAGACCCCGCCACCGCCACCGCGGCCGCCACGCAGGCCCGCACCACCACCGGCCGGACGGCTGTACGACCTGCTCGGCGTCACCAGCACCGCGCATCCGGACGACATCAGGAAGGCGTACCGCAGGCTGGCCCGCCAGCTCCACCCCGACGTCAACCCCGACCCGAAGGTGGCGGCGCGATTCCAGGAGATCGGGGAGGCATACCACGTCCTGTCCGATCCCGGCCGGCGGCGGACGTACGACCTGACGGGTCGGCCACCACGAGCCGGATGAACGCTAATAGCGGTACCGCTATCGTTGCGGGACGCCTCTTCCCTCGGTGGCTCCCTTGGAATACCAGCACGTAAGGGGCCTGATGGGTTACAAGTTGGCCGACGAGGTGGCGATCAACGCGCCTAAGAGCACGCCTCCGAGGGACCTGCTCGCGTTGATCGCCATCGCTCGCAGGATCAACGACGCGACTCGCACCGGCTGGCTGACCCGCGAGGAGATCGCGCACTGGGCGAGGATCGACGTGCGGTCGGTGAAGGCGATGCGGGAGCGGCTGGTCGAGGCTGGGCTGCTCGTCGTGCTCGAATCGGGGGGCGGCCGCCGGAAGGCGACCGTGTTCTACATCCCTCCGATGCCTGGGTATCTGCCCGGGGAGCCGCCGCGTCCGCTCGACCTGGAGCTCGAAGCGGGCCCCTCGGACTTCCCCGTTTCGGGGCCGGACGGGTCCACGGGGGACCGGAAAGGGGGAAGTCCAGACTTCCCCGTTTCTCCTGTGGATGACGCTGTGGACGACCGGGAGACCGGTGGAAAAGGGGGAAGTCCAGGCTTCCCCGTTTCCGCGACCGAAAGGGGGAAGTCTGGACCGCAAAAGGGGAAGTTTGGGGCGAAAAAGGGGAAGTTTGGGGCGAAAAAGGGGAAGTCTGGACTTCCCCCCAATCCTCTCTCCACTCCTCAACTTCAATCCTCTTCTTCTCCGTACGGGGTCGAGGAGGAACCAAGCGCCCAAGCCGCCGACCACCACCCGGAAGACGAAGACAAGATCAGCAAGGAGGAGAAGAACACCCCGGCGGCCAGCCGCGCCGCCCGGGTCATCACCAAGCGCATCGGAGTGCCGCTCGACGAAGCCGAGCGCATCGCCCAGACCATCGCCCACGAAAACCGCGTCCGCCGAGCCCTGCACGTGTACGTCGCGGGTATCCCCGCAGCGGACCTGCGCACCTGGCGCGAGACCGCCCGCAACCACGAAGCCCGCGAACAGGCCAAGGCCACACGGACCAACCGCCCCGCCGGCCGGTGCGACCTGCACTGGCAGCCCATCCCCTGCATCGGGTGCGCGGCCGACGCCAAGGCTATGCCCGACGCGTGACCCGCAGGTTGGCGGATAGAGCGACACCCCGCAAGCCTGCTACCAGCGCAAACGCGGAACGCGCCCGCAAGGCGGACCGCCGGAATCACGCGAAAACAGGCCAAAGAGCGGCCGAACCGGGCCGGAAACCCATCAGAACGAGGCTGGGCCACCTCCTCGTCGCTGATGGGTTTTCGCATGCCCGGAGACGCTTCATGACGCATCTGACGCACCATGAGAGACGCGACGCACCCCGCAGAACGCTCTGAGATGGATGCAGGGGGACGAACACCGGTCCTCCGGCATAGAGGAGTACCCCCGGGACAGAGAAGCGCTCTGCGTCGATCTGGGAGCGTTCAATCAAGATCAAGAGTTGGAAATTCGAGCCGGGGCTGGATGGCGCGTCGGCGGTCGGCGGTTCGGGTGATTCGGTGCCAACGTAGACGATCAGCCTCACTGACTATCTATCGAACGCGCGTTCGATTTGCCTTCAGGCCGGCCCGTTTTGTGACCTAACCGTTATAAATCCGCCGGAAAACCGTTACAAAAATTGGGCCCCCAAAGATCCTTACTGGTCTACCGTTTGTCATGTGCAGATACGAACAAGCGAACGGCTCGCGTGGCTCACCGCAGTTGCGGCGCTCGCGTTCCTAGTAGCCAACACGCAGGCAGGAGGGGATGTGACCACGGCAACGCTGGTAGCGGACGAACCAACCGCGACCGTCACTGTCAGCGGTCCCCCCGGCCCGCCCGGACCCCAGGGCCCCCAGGGCGACCCCGGACCGATGGGCCCCCAGGGACCGCAAGGCGAACCCGGCGCGTCCGGCCCGCCCGGACCGCAGGGCAACGCCGGACCGATGGGAACCCCCGGACCTTCCGGCCCGCCCGGTCCCCAGGGCGACCCCGGACCTACGGCAACCGTCACCGCCGTACCGGTCCCCGGGCCCAAGGGCGACAAGGGCGACAAGGGCGACGCCGGACCCCAGGGCGAGCAAGGGCCCGCCGGACCGTCCGGCCCTCCGGGACCATCCGGCCCACCCGGACCCCAGGGCGACCAGGGCGACACCGGCCCCAAGGGCGACCCCGGACCGACCGGACCGCAGGGCGACCCCGGACCCACCGGAAGCGCCGGGCCATCCGGCCCGCCCGGCACCGGCGACCCCGGACCGACTGGAGCCGCAGGGCCCGCCGGACGGGACGGCACCGCAGGGAGCCCCGGACCGTCCGGCAAGCCCCGATCGCCCGGACCCAAGGGCGACCAGGGCGACCCCGGAACGGCGGACACGCCGGAACCCGGCGAGATCGACGCGGCGAACACGGCCAACGGCGACCCCGTGACCGTGTGGGCCGCGTGGCTTGCCGCCCTGCTGGCAGTCGGAGCCGCCACGCTCGGACTGCTGATCAGGCGGCGACGCCGCAACCGCAGACCGGCCAGCGAAACCGCTGGTCAACCTGCTAACAGCGGTACCGCTATCGACGACACACAGCAGCTCTAACCAACCCGCCCGCCCGGACCGTCCGGGCGGGCACCCAACACCACGAAAGGCACGACCCATGCAGATCACCATCAACCCCGCCGAGATCTTCGACGCCATCGAGCGCGTCACCGTCGCCCACAAGGCCACGTTCTCCCGTCAGGGCATCTCCCGCCCGACCGGCAACGTCGTGATCGGTCTGGCCGCTTCCGGCCGCCTTGACGAGCTGGCGAACGCCGACTCTGAGGGCAGCGTCGCAGACCGCATCATCACCGGCGACGAGCTGAAGGACCTGCCCGCCGAGTACATCGCCACTCTCGGCACCGGCAAGAACGCGCCCAAGTTCACGACGTACGCCCTGATCGGCATGCGCGTCGCCGCACAGCTCGGGTTCGGACAGGCGACCCTCGCGGAGCTGGGCAAGGTGCCCGGCACCAGCGCCACCAAGGTGCAGAACTTCCTTGCTGAGCTTCCCGAGATGGCCGAGTACCGCAAGGAGATCGAGGCCCGTAAGAAGGCCGCCGCGAAGGTCGCCGCCGACACGGCCGCCGTCCGCCTCGTGTGGAAGTTCGCCGAGAAGTTCAAGGCCCCGCACAGCGAAGAGACGTACGCGGAGGTCATGGAGGAGCGCGGCATGTCGTTCGACCGCGTGCAGGAGATCATCCGGCTTCTGACCGCTGAGGCCGACGTCAAGGCCGCCGAGAAGGCCGACGCCTAACCCCCACCGGGCGCGCCCGTGTCGCCACCACGGGCGCGCCCGCCCCACCCCTCACTCACCAACGCCACAACGCCGCAGGAGGCCCCCAACATGATCCGCCGTGAGCAGGTAGAAGTGACCCGAGAGCACGCGCTGAACGCGCACCGGTCCGTCAGGGACCACATGAGCCGATGCCGCCCATGCACCAAGGAGCCCATCCCGTGCGAGCTGGGCAGCATGTTGCAGCGTGGCGCGGGCAAGATCTCCCGCGAGGCAGCCGACGCCCTAGCCGCCTACCTCCCGCCCGGCACCGAGGTCACCTACCAGGGCGACCGGCCCGAGTATCGGGGTAGGACGTTCGTTGTCGTGGGGCTTGCCCCGCGAACCCCGTGGATCGGCTACGTCCTCCGTGGGAGCGGCATTCGCCCGTTCTTCGCGACGCTGCCGAACGTCCAACCGAGCAGCCGCGAGGCTCAGCAGCGGAACCGGCTCGAAGCCGTCAAGCGCACGGTGGCCGTGTGCTGCGCCGTGCTGGCTCAGCACATGGTGTATCTCGACGTGAAGACGGAGCGGAGCGACACCGGCGTTATCTGTGTGACCTGGAGTAGCGCGGAGTTCGTAGGCGCGGAGAACCGCGCGACGAGCGAGAGCGGCAAGCAGTCCGGGCAGTACATCGCCGGAGCGCTCTACCTGTTGCAGGCGCTACGCGCGCACACGCAGCGCCGTTCGTGGGATGACGTGGCGCGCGTCGCCCACAACGCCCAGAAGCTAGCCGACCATGCGGGCGTTCGCGTGTAGCGCGACGCGCGACCAGCGCCGGACCGCATCGCGCGGTTCGGCGCTTCCGCATGCCCCCCGAGGGTACCCCGTTCGGGGCCGGCCAGGGCTGCATTCGGCTTGGTACCTGCGAAAAGATTTTGATCTTGTAGCCTTGTGGGCGTTTCGTCTCGGGGTCAGGGGGTGCCGTGTCTGGTCTTGCTTCTGGGGTGTCGGTGGTGTCGGGCGCGTGTGTGGGTCCGTGTAATGGCAGGTCGCGGCGGGCGTGGGCTGCTTTCGAGGCGGCTCGTGACGTGCATGCGGATCTGGTGGATGAGTGGGTGCGGGCGGGGGAGGTGGGGGAGCCGCCTGTGGAGCCGGAGGTTCCGGAGGTTCGGTGGCGTCCGGGGGAGCCGCTGGTGTGCGGTCGGTGTACGGCGTCGGTGCGGGCGGCGCTGTTGGAGGTGGATGGGTTTGCTGCGCAGCTCGCGAGGGAGGCTGATGGGTTCCGGCCGCCGTCGAAGTGGTCGAGGGTGTCGGGGTCGCGGCCGAAGCCTGCGGTGTCGCCGGTGGGGGAGCTGCTGGAGAAGCTGACGGGCGGTCTGCTCGACTTCGAGGGGCGGGCGCGGGTGTGGCTGGGCGCGGGGGCGCGTCTGGGTGGTGTCCGGTCGGCGGTTGCTCGGTCGCGGGCGGTGGGCTGGCTGACGGAGTCGGGCCGGCTGGAGAGCGTCCTGGTGCGTGAGGAGCTGGTGGGCCTCGTGGACTTCGCTCTGTCGTGGCGGCTGGTGTTGGAGCGGCTGGTCGGGGATGAGCCGCCTGCGTGGTCGCCGGCGCGGTGCCGGTGTGGTGAGCGGTCGTTCCGCTGGGACGTGAAGGCGGGCTTCTACGTGTGCGCCGCGTGTGGGACGCACGTTTCTGAGGGGGAGGCGTCGGCGCGGGTGGAGGAGGAGGCCGCACGCTGAGGCCAATGTAGAGCTGGGCGAGCGTTACGTACAGGGCGTGATCCCACGTCGAGCCACCTTGAGGGGAAGTGAATGGATGGTGAAGGCGACGTCGTCAGGCCATGTGTCTAACCCGATCCAGTCATCGAAGACGGGTATGGGCTCAGGTGGTGATGTCCGCGTGGGTCTCGTCCACGTCTGTCCCTCCGTCCATATGACGGATGCATTGGCGATGGTCAATTCTTGACTGCCGCCAGTGTCGTCCAGCTTGCTCGCCGATTCCTGGAGCACGATTTGGCCTTCGCTGCACGGTTCGACGATGACTTCCCAGAGCTCAGTCGGCAGCTTGGTGGGGCGATGCAGGACGTATACGTATGCCCGCCGAGAGTTGGCGTTGCGCACGTTCCAGGACCAGGCGTCAGGGACGGTTCCGTAGGCCTCGTCGGCGATATGGATACGGCTAGGAAACGCGATCTTGGCGATGGCGTCCGCTTCGGCCTTGGCCTGTGCTTCCCTTTTCTTGTCCTCTGCCCGCTGGGCGAGAGCGTCCGCACGCTGTTGCTGGCCGAGTTCGAGAGCGTTCAAAGAGATGATGAGCGCGGGAACGGACATGAGGCCAGCGACAACGCTGGTGAGGGCGGCCCACCATTGGACGGACCAGCGGACATCGCGGAGTCTCCGGCGCTGGCGCGGCTTGAGCCGTTGGCGTTCGGCGATCACTCTTGTGGTGCGAGCTGAGGAACGCGATGCGAGACCGCGATCTATGGACGGTCGGGGGCGTCGGCGTGCGCTCACGACTGAATATCGTGCGCGGGCGAAGCGACGTTAGGCTGCGCGGTTTCGCGGCGGACACGAGCGGAGGAGGCGGATCGTTGATTGCGGTGCCGCTGTTGGCTTGCGCCTGGCGGGGTGGGTGTGTAACACTTCCGGGCGACGGAGAGACTTGTGCCCTCGGACCGATCATGGTTCGAGGGCTTTCCGCTGTTCGGGGGGTGTTGGTGTTCCCTGCGACGGCGAAGACTGCTGCTGTCCGGCTGGGCCGGGAGGCGGTGACGATCCGGCAGTGGGCGCGCCGGTATGGCGTGCGTGTGCTGGGGCGAGCCAGCCGCGAGGTCGTGTACGACTTCGCTGATCTGGCGACGATCGAGGGCTGTATCTGGCGGGGCGACGACGTGCCTGATTCGCCGGAGGGCCGGGATGCGTTGCGGGCTCGGCTGGCGGCGGCTGCGTAGGAGCAATCAGACAGGGGTGGCTGTGATGGTTCGGAAGTATCAGCGGGTGGCGGGCGCGGAGCGCGAGGCGCTGAAGGCGGAGCTGAAGCGCCGGTACATGGACGGGGAGTCGATCCGGCGGCTGTCGATCTCGACGGGCCGCTCGTACGGGTTCGTTCACCGGCTGCTGGAGGAGGCGGGGGCGCCGCTGCGGCCGCGGGGCGGCAACCAGCGGCCGGCTCCTGTGGTTGTAGACGGGCGACCATCTAGCTGATGCTGTTCACCCAGATGCCGATTGGGATCGAAAGGATTGCGGATACAAGAACGCCCGCGAGGAAGTAGGCGAGTTGCTGTCGCCGCTCGGCGCGGATGGTGGCCTTCGTTTCGTGGGTGAGGATGCTGCGGATCTTCTCGGCCTGTTCCTCGTTCACGGCCAGCAACTCTTGCTGTCGTTTCGCCTCTTCGATCAGTGCTGTGCGGGTTGCCTGCTGGGCTTCAAGATCTTTCTGCAACTCCTGCAGCAGCATGCCCGCCTCCGAGAAGGCAGCGTTGACTAGTTCGATACGGCGCTGGAGCCGTTTCCCGGGATCTTCCTCAGCCTCCCTGATGCGTCTACGTCTCAGGAGGCTCACCAGTTCGTTCGCCGCCACGCCGATCAACGAACTGCCCAAGACTACGAAGAGGCTTCCCAGAAGATCCATGTGCATATTCGATCGTGTCGGCTCTGTGCGTGTATCGGAAGTGCCCCAATCGAAACCCTGGGCCGCCCATGATCAGAGCAATCAAGATCGATAGAAGAGGAACATAATTCAGGTTATGTTCCTCTCTCCGGTGTTACGCTCGAAGTGATCACCCCTTCCACGAAAGAAGATCATCATGAGCGTGCGAAAGTTCCCGCTGACTCTGCGCGTCGCCGTGACCGGAGCAACACCGGATGAGATCAGAGAAGCGGCCGTGGCGCAGGCCCTCGCGTTCTTCGGGTCGAGCACCGAGCTGGACGTCATCAGCGCCGAAGCCGAGCCGGAGGGGGAGCATCACAGCCGCTACCGCGCGGTCGTCGTGTTCCGGAAAGTCGCCTGATGCGCCGCGCCAGCGATAAGGCCGGGGATGCCGTCGCCGGCTTCCCGCTGCCGTTCGGCGCAGGGGACGATCGTGAACGCTGAGCTGATCGTCGTCCGGAGCGAAGACGTCGCGCTGCCGCTGGACCTGCCGCCGATCATTCTCGACCTGACCCGGGCGTGGCTGTGGTCGTTCGACTCGAAGAACACGCGGGACACGTACGAGCGGTACATTCGGCGATGGTTCGAGTTCTGCAACGAGACCGGCCTCGATCCGCTGGAGGCCCGCAAGCCGCACGGCGACGTGTTCTCCCGCTGGTTCCAGGAGACGGCCCGCCGACCACCGAAGCCGAAGACAGTGGCATTAGTCCTGTCCACGGTGTCGTCCTGGTACGAGTACCTGCACGAGACCGAAGCCCTCGACGCCAACCGGTTCAAGAAGACGCGACGACCGAAGATCCCCCGCAAGCACTCCGAGACGGTCGCGCTCACCAAGGGCGAGGCGCGGGACCTCCTCCGGGCGGCCGACGCCGACCATGGCCGGGAACGGCTGCGCACCGCGGCGCTGCTCCGGCTGCTGCTGCAGACCGGCGTCCGCATCTCCGAGGCGGTGAACGCGCAGATCGACGACCTCGGGTTCGCCCGTGGGTATCGGACGCTGCGCATCACGGTGAAGGGCGGCGACACGATTACCCGGCGGCTGCCGGTGGAGGCGACGCACGCGCTGGATGTCTACCTCGCTGAGCGGGCGCACCGCGAAGGGGTCGAGCTGCAGGACCTGCGGGGCCCGCTATTCGCGACCTCGACGGGCCAGAGCTGGAGCAGGTCGAAGGCGTTCGAGCTGGTGCGGCGCATTGCCGCCCAGGCGGGCATCACGTCGAAGGTGGGGCCGCACTCCCTGCGGCACACCTACGCATCGCTGGCGCAGGAGGCCGGCGTCGCGATGCGGCAGATCCAGCTCGACCTCAACCACGCCGACGTGTCCACGACGGAGATCTACTTGCACAGCCGGGACCGGCTGGAGAAGGACGCCTCTCAGGTGGTGGCGTCGCTGCTGGAGTAGGAGGAGCACGTGCCCAGGTCGAGAACGAGCGCGCTGGACAAGTCGGCATGGACGCACCACTGCGGCGCGATCAACCTGGGCACGTGGACCGACCGCGCGGTGTGCGGCGGCTGCCGGTACTCGGTGGGTCACGCCGAGGATGTCGAGCAGTACCGGCTTGTGCGTGTCTGGTGACGCAGCAACGCGCAATCTTCGCATTGGTCGCGTTTCTGGACATTAGAAACGTCGATCACCCGAGATGTGTGCGTCTCAGCTGCACGCTGATGCGTAATTGGGGCTGTCTGAAGGCCATTTGGATGCGTCTGAATGTCGATCTTGTTAGCGTTGCTCTGAGACGTTTTCGCGGGTCACCGACATAACGGCAAGTGCAAAGGCTGGTGACCCTCGCAAATAGGTCACCGGCGGGCGGATGGTCGAGTCAATCAACCGGTAGGGGGAAACTCCTCATCGTCCTCTTGATTGCCACTGATCACTGTGATGTCCAGCTTCGTGCGCAGCCAGCAGGCGCCTCGATGGAAGACCCAGGCGGTAGGAACCGCGAGTAGAGCTGAACCCCACCCCTGTTCCATCACAACGTCAATCAAGGCTGACAGGGTCACAGTACCGATGACCAGCCAGGTGCGGATCTCGGAGGAGAGTGCCCAGCAGGTGGCACGGATAAGCGGTTCCAGCGGGTGTGCGGCAGGGTTCGCCAAGGTGCGACGCAGCGCCCAGATGCGGCTGAGTTGGCGAAGCGCGTAGTAAATCTGCATGCTTCCGGTGGCCTTCGCCTTAGCAAGCTCGTGAAGCTCGCTAAGGATCTCTTCTCCGTAACGGCTTCGGTGCCTAGCGGGCAGAACGTGCATAGTGAGATTGACGATGGTGCTGGCCTTGCGAGCAACGGGACTCGTCTTGTCCCGTTGTCTCAGAGCGTCCAGGTGGGCCGCTGCGGATGCCCTCACTAGACTCCTGGTCTCGAATATGACCTCGGTAGCCAGATCCAAGGCTGCGATCAGCTCAAGGCGAGACGGCTCATAGGAAGACTCGAATGCGGCTTGCAGCTGATCGAGGACGGAGAGGCGCGTTTCCAAAATGTCGGAGGCGTGAATATCTGCCCTGGTAAGGGCGACATGAAGATCAAAATGATGATCGCTGATAGTCGACAGGGTCAGCCTGACTTCGGAATCGGTGCCACTCAGCGCGGGCTTGTGCTGAAGTACTTTTCGCAGGTGCACGATGGCGTCGGTCAGCTTGCCGAGGAGGGCGTGAGCATGGCCTAGGGCCTCGCTTCGCGAGGATTCTTCGGCGGTTTGGATCACGCCGTTCCTCCGGACAATCCCCGGGAGAGGCCGGATAGACGGCTGCGCTTGGCTTCCGCATGAGCGAGCGATTGCCTTGCCTGCTCGATCCCGTCTCGCGTCAGGCGATAGTAGCGGCGCCGAGGTCGGCCCTGCTGATGGGGGTCTGTTTCTTCCCAGCGCGACTCCAGCCAGCCGAGGCCCTCGAAGCGGGCGAGAATGGGATGAATCGTCCCCGTGGGGAGACTAGCGGCGGCGCAAATCTCCAGACCATACATCTCTTGTGTGGGGTCTTCGAGCAGTGCTCGAAGCACGAGTTGCGTGGGCAGCGTCATGCGCGGCCTGGACTGCTCGTACACGGTCGTATTCTACCTAGCCCCTAGGTAGAGAACGGCCAACCTCGCCATTTCCATCGAGCTGGAGGTGCTGTGCCCGCTATCGTGTCGCAGACCTATCGAATGGTCTCGGTCGCCGACCTCGAACCGCACCCCGACAACCCTCACCAGGGCGACGTGGACGTGATCGCCGAGTCGATCAAGAAGAACGGCTTCTACGGCACGGTCCTGGTCCAGAAGTCGCAGATGCGGATCATCGCTGGTGAGCACCGCTGGCGCGGCGCGAAGGCCAACCACTTGCGGCAGGTGCCGGCCCTGATCATCGACGTTGACGACGACACCGCCACCCGGATCATGCTCGCCGACAACCGGACCGCCGAGTTCGGCGCGTACGACGACCACGCCCTTGCCGACCTGCTGCACGGCCTGGACGACCTCGACGGCACCGGCTGGACGGAGCAGGACCTCGACGACCTGGCCGACGCCATCGCCGCCGACAACGCGGTAGCCCTCGGCCCCGAACGCGCTCCGGTCCCGGGCGGTGGCCGCGCCGACCAGGCCGGCGCCGACGACGAAGAAGAGCTGCCGGAACCGGGCGACGCTGAGACGCATACGCGGCCCGTTGTCTGGGGCGTCGTGGTCACCTGCGACAGCGAGGCCGAGCAGGTGCAGCTCCTCAACCAGCTCACGGGCCAGGGCTGGAACGTCCGCGCCCTGATGTAGCCCCTGCTACCCCCTCGAAAGGTCGTGTTGTGCGAGCCGAGATCACCGTATCGGCACCGGTCCACAGGACTGCCCGAGTGCTGCAGCTCCAGGGCCTGTTCGACGTGCCCGTGGAGGAGCGGCTGAGCAACACCTGGGCCATGGACCTGCCGATCGAGGACCAGCCGTGGAGCGTAGGGCTGATCGTCGGCCCCTCCGGGGCTGGCAAGACGACCATCGCGCGGCACCTGTGGCCCGACCACGTCACCGGCCCGCACACCTGGTCCGAGGACCGGTCGCTCGTGGACGACTTCCCGGCCGACATGTCCATCAAGGACATCGTGGCCCTGCTGGGCGCGGTCGGACTGTCCTCGCCGCCGGCCTGGCTCCGGCCGCACCGAACGCTGAGCACCGGGGAGGCGTTCCGCGCATCCATCGCACGGGCCCTGGCCGAGTCCGGCGACCTGGTCGTCATCGACGAGTTCACGTCGGTCGTGGACCGCCAGGTCGCGCGGGTCGCCAGCCACACGATCCAGAAGACCGTACGGCGCGGTGGCCGCCAGTTCGTCGCCGTGACCTGCCATTACGACGTGCTGGAGTGGCTGCAGCCGGATTGGGTGCTGGACGTCTCGACAGGCTCGTTCGAGTGGAGGTCGGTTCAACCCCGCCCCCAGCTCCAGCTCGAAATCCGGCCGGTCGATGGACAGCTCTGGCCTGTCTTCGCACGTCATCACTATCTGAGCTCGGACCTCCACCGCTCCAGCAAGAAGTTCGCCGGGTTCATCAACGGTGAGCCGGTCGCGTTCCTGGCCTACCGGCACTTCCAGCACCCGGCGACGCGGAACCTGAAGATGGAGCACCGGCTGGTGGTTCTGCCGGACTATCAGGGGCTCGGCATCGGGAGCCGCTTCTCCGAGTGGATGGGGCAGCGGCTGTACGAGCAGGGGTTCCGCTACCGGTCGGTGTCGTCACATCCGGCGCTGATCGCCTACCGAAGCGCGTCGCCGCGGTGGCGGATGATCCAGGGCCAGAAGAAGCTCGGCACCCGGTCCAAGCACCAGTGGATGCACGCGCAGACGCTCGACCCGCGCCGTCTCGGTGTCGTGTCGTTCGAGTACGTGGCACCGCGAATCTAGGCGGCGAACGCCTTTGTCCACCCGGCCGGAGCTGGCCGTAGCCCCAGCGCCCCAGCCGCGGGCATTGGCGTGACGGCCGGTCGGGCGTCGGTGACCAGCCAGTGATTCACCCCGGCGCGGGCCCACAGCGAGCTGCTGTCCTGGCGGATGTCCACGAGGTTCACCGACCCGAGGATCATGCCGCGCAGCATCGGCCCGTCGAGGACGATCCCTAGTTGATCCATGAGCTCGAACCCCTCGGCGTCGATCTTGAGGCCCGAATGGATCAGGAGCCTGCCCCGATACGGCGTGCCCCAGCTCCGGTTCTCCACGTCCTTGATGCCCGCGACGAGCAACGCCGCCCATGGCTGCCGGACGGTCAGCATCCGCACCCGAGAAGCGTAGTAGATCAGGAGCTGCCCTCATGGTCGTCAGCAAGGCCCGTCAGGTCGAGATCTCCCAGCGGCGCTACCAGGCGGTCCAGATGCGGATCGCTGGAGTGTCGCCCACGGTCATCGCCGAGCGGCTGGGCTACTCGGGCGCGGCCTCGGTGTCGAAGGACATCGACAGGGCGCTGCAGAAGGCCGCCAAGCAGGAGCAGATGGCGAGCGAGCAGCTTCTCAAGCTGGAGATCGACCGGCTCGACCGCATCATGGCCTCGCTGTGGCCGAAGGTCGTCAAGGGCGAGGTTCAGGCCTGCGAGACGGCGCTGAAGTGCATCAACCGGCGGTCGGCTCTGCTGGGCCTGGACCTGATCAACAGGAACGGCATCGCGGACGGCGACATGGCGTCTCTGCTGGGCAACCTGCTGCTCCAGATCCAGCAACGGCACACCATCCCCGACCCCGACACGGACACCATCCTCGAGGCCGAGGTGATCGGTGAGATCGAGTCGGGGGACGGCCTGTGAGCACGCCGGCGCCGACGCCGCTGAACCTGTCGCCCAAGCAGCTCCGGTCGATCGGCGAGTCCACAGCTCGCCTGAACATCTGGTCGGGCGCGATCCGGTCGGGCAAGACGATCGCCTCGCTGCTGCGGTGGGTTATGTACGTCGCGAACGCGCCGCGCGGGGGCTCGTTGGTGATCGTGGGCAAGACATCGGACACGATCGCCCGGAACGTCTTTGACGTGCTGCAAGACCCGGCGATCACCGGCCCGATCGCGCGGCGGATCATCTACACCCGTGGCGCTCCCACGGCGAACATCCTCGGGCGACGCATTGAGATCATCTCGTCGAACGACGCCCGGTCGGAGAACCGGCTGCGAGGCATGACCTGTGCTGGTGCTTACGTCGATGAGATCACGCTGATCGAGCGGGAGTTCTGGGACCAGCTCTTGGCCCGGCTCAGCGTCACGGGCGCCAAACTGTTCGGGACCACGAATCCCGATGCTCCGAACCACTGGTTGAAGCGCCAGTTCCTTGACCGCAAGTACGAGCTTGACCTGCGGCATTGGCACTTCAGGTTGGACGACAACACCGCGTTGGACCCGGCGTACGTCAAGGCGCTCAAGGCTGAGTACACCGGGCTCTGGTTCAAGAGATTCATCTTGGGCCAGTGGGTCATGGCCGAGGGCGCGATCTACGACATGTTCGACCCGGACCGGCACGTCGTGGACATCCTGCCGCCCATGGAGCGATGGCTGGCCTGCGGCGTTGACTATGGCACCGTCAATCCGTTCGATGCCATCCTCATCGGCGTATCCACTCCGGACGACACTGGCCAGCGGCGCATCTATCTCGCCAGCGAGTTCCGCTGGGACTCCCGCGCCGAGCGGAAGCAACTCACCGACGCCGAGTACAGCCTGAAGCTCGGGGCGTGGCTGGACAACATCCCCGACACCTACGGCCCCGGCACCCGCGGGGTACGGCCGCAGTGGGTCGTGGTGGATCCATCCGCCGCGTCGTTCATCACGCAACTCCAGCGCGACGGCTTCACCCCGACCATGGGCGACAACTCCGTCAACGACGGCATCCGCACCGTCAGCAATCTGCTCGGCGCTGACCACCTGCGGATCCACCGCTCGGTGTCCGGGTTCCTCGACGAGGTCGGCTCGTACGCGTGGGACGACAAGAAGGCCGAGAAAGGCGACGACGTGCCCGTGAAGGTGGATGACCACGCGTTGGACGCTGTCCGGTACGGCCTGCACACCACGCAAGCGGCCTGGCTGCCGCTGCTGCAGCCGGTCTACTGACCATGAACGCGCACCCCCGTTCTGTGGCGGGCTGAGGGGTGCGTTGCTCCGCACGTCCACCCGCGTGTGTCGAGCACCTGGCGCGGTCCCGGTCCCGTAGTTGAGGGGCTACCAGGCTGGGGCCGCGCCTACGCCACACCGTGTGTTTCACCACGTCAGGGCCATCCGCACCGGGTGGCCCTTCTGCATGTCCGGGAGGGCATCATGCGGGAGACCGCGCGACTGACCGAGGGAAGCCACCTGGCGGCCGGCCTGGGCCGCCACGACACCGCGCGGTGGCGCTGCACCTGGCGACTGGAGAAGTTCCACGGCGACGACACCGGCCCGGACGCCGTGCCGTTCGAGGTGATCGAGCGTGAGGGCAACGCGCTGATGTACGGCGGGGTGTCCGCGCTGTGGCACCGTCTCACCGGCGGCAGCGCGGTGGCCGCGTTCGACGCGACCAACGCGAGGATCGGTGTGGGCGACGGCACCGCCGCGGCGGACCCGCTGCAGACCGACCTGCAGGGCCCGAACAAGGTCCGCAAGGGCATGGACGCCGGCTACCCGCAGCACACGGACAGCACCGGCGCCGCCGCCAACACGGTCACCTTCAGGGCGACGTTCTCCACGGCCGAAGCGAACTTCGCCTGGGCCGAGTGGGGCGTGTTCAACGGCGCGTCCGGCGGGCGGATGCTCAACCGCAAGGTGGAGGCCCTCGGCACGAAGACGTCCGCCGCGTCCTGGGTGTTCACGGTGCAGCTCTCCCTGACCTGAGCCACGCGACTGCCTGACGGGGAGGGGGCGCGGTGGCGACCATCCTGGAGGACTTCGAGGACGACACCTTCGCCCTCACCATCGAGGGCGATTGGGCGCGGGACAACGAGTTCGCTGCCCTCGGCACGTCGTGGTCTTTGAAAAGCGCCGACATCGGCGGAGAAGCCACGACGGAGGTCGTTGTCACCGTCCCGGGTGGGGCGACATCCCTGAGCTTCTACTACAAGGTGTCGTCCGAGCTCGACTACGACGAGTTCCACGTCTTGATCGACGACGTGGAAGTGCTCCTCAACTCCGGCGAGGTGGACTGGACTGAGGCCACGTTCACCCTGACCGGCGCGTCGCAGGTGACCTTCCTCTACACCAAGGACGACTCGGTAGACAGAGGGCGGGACGCTGCCTGGATCGACCAAATCCAGTTCACTGTCCCCGGCGAGACCAAGAGCGCCACCGACATCGGCGCGGTGCTGACCGAGACGGCTGCGGTCGCCCACGTGCCGGAGGTCGCCAAGGCCAGCAGTGACAGCGGGCGTTTGGTCGAGGCGCGCTGGGTGGGTGAGCCGCCAGCGGCCGGTACACCGCCGACGATCCGCTCAACCTCAACGGGCACGTCGGGCTCGTCGAGCTACAACGTCACTGCGCCGGCCGGGGTCGCAGCGAATGATGTGCTGATCGGGATCCAAGCGGCGGACCGGGGGTCCACCGCAAACATGACGACCCCGAGCGGCGGCAGCGCGTGGCAACCGCTGGACTCGCTGGACGGGACCAGCGAACTCGGCGTCATTCAGGCGATCCGAGTGTGGTGGAAGCGTGCGGGGTCGTCCGAACCGACCGCGTACGTCTTCTCCCAGGGCAGTGGCTCGGACGGCACCTGCCTGATCGTGGCCATCAAGGACGCATCGCTGACGGCGACACCCAAGATCGTCCGCTCGACGGACGGCACCGGGCTGAACATCACAACGCCAGGCATCACCCCGGACTCGGGAAGCAACGTTGAGGTCCGGCTGGTTGCGGCCTACGCGCTCGGCGCTGCCATGACCTTCACGACGCCGAATGGGCTGACACCGCTGACTCGCGTCCAGTCGCGGACCTACACCGTCTTGGCGGCGGCGGCTCGTGCGCTGCAGTCGAACGCGGCCACGTCGCCTGCTGACTTCGTGGCTTCGGTAGATGCGGTGGAGTGGCGGGCCGGCTACACCCTGGCCATCGCTCCGGCTGTCACCGGGCCTCCGCAGGTGACCAAGTCAGCGGCCGATGCGGGAGTGGTGGCGGAGTCGTCTGCGGTCACCGTCCTGCCGGACGGCATTCCCAAGGCGGCCAGCGACACCGGAACCCTGGCCGAGATGGCAGTGGCCACGGCCGGCATCACCTCGTTGGACGCGGCGACGCTGGCAGAAGCCGCCGTTCTTGCCACCGAGCAGGCCGGTGCTGATCAAGCGTCGCTGATCGAGTCGTCGATGCTGACGGTCGGCTGGTCCGGCACGGACCAAGCAGTATCAGCTGAAACTGCCCAGGTGGACGTCCAGGTGACGACCAGCGACAGCGGCACGCTGGCCGAGTCGGTAGCCATCGCCGAGACGATCGGCCCGATCTCCAGCGACCACGCAGTGCTGAACGAAGCTGCCGCGCTGGCGGTAGGGACGACAGCCGAGGACACCGGCGCGCTGACCGAGGTCTCAGACGTTGCCGTCCTCAAGCAGGCCAGCGACTTCGCGCAGCTCGTCGAGTCGGTCGAGGTGGGCCTGACATCGGCCGACAGCGCAACGCTCGTCGAGACGATGCAGGGCGCAGCGGGCATCGCTGCCAGCGACAGCGCCGTCATCGACGACGAGGCCGTGGTCGAGGCGCCGCGTGCCGCAACGGACTCGGCAGCTCTCGTTGAGACGGCCACGGTGACAAGCCTGGGCCGGGATATCACCGGGCTTGGCCCGATCTACCGCCGCTGGTCGGCGGGTTCCCCGTACCGCAGGTACACCGCTGGTGAGCCGCGCCGCGACTGGGGCGCGGGCTCACCGCGAACGTAGGGAGGACCGCCCCATGGAACCAATTTCCTCCCTTAGTCGGGAGTTCCTGTACATCCCCGTCAAGGGCCCGTCCGGCGGTGAAGGCGTCGAAGTCGCCTTCACCAAGGAGGACGGCAAGCCAGCCGAGACGGACTGGCACGCCGCGATGTGGGACAACCACAGCGCCGCCGGGGCTGACGCGAAGATCCTCGTCGGCCCCGGCGGTGACGGCGCGGTCGAGCTGCCTGAAGGCACCTACCGGGCGTGGGTCCGGGTGTCCGCCCTCGTCGAACAGCCAGTCCTACCCGGCGGCCTTGTCCCCGTCATCTGAGGAGACCCCATGCTTCGCAACCCAGCCACCGGCGACATTGTCCGCTACCGAGGCAAGCAGGGCCTCCACGCCGTGCGCGCCGCGATCGTTACGGCGGACACGATGACGCTCGACCCCGAGGGCGTCAGGATCGGTGCGCTGCCGCCGCTGGACGACGCATCCCACGTCCACCTGTGGGTGTTCACGCCCGGTCAGGTGGGCGGATTCCACGAGTACAACGTCGCGCCAGGCGACGCGCCAGGCACCTGGCACTGGCCGGTGACGGCCGGATGACCAGTCAGACGATCACCTGGCGACAAGCCGCGGCCCACGCCGCCGCAGTCCTGGAGCGCGCCGACTGCGAGCCCAACCCGGACATGGTCGAGGCCAAGGTCTCTATCGCGGAGGGCTGGACCAGCCTGGCCCTCGCCCTGTCGGAGATCGAACAGACATGAACAGGAGGGTGGCTGATGCCGCTTCCCGAGCGTAATCAGGAGTGGCCGCCGCCAGCGATCCGACAGGAGATGCGGCTCTACGACACTCACGGCGCCTGGTACGCCGGCGACCCGGACAAGCTGGCGCAGGTGTACGGCGGCAACCGGGCAGCGCCGATGGTGGGGATGGACCCGAAGGGCTGGGACCGGCCGATCAGCCGCATGGGCGGATACCTCGGGCGTGCAGTCCGCTACTTCTGGGGAACGCCCACACCGGCCGCGCAGTCACGAGCGACGAAGCTTCACATCCCGCTCGCCGCCGATATCGCCGCCACCAGCGCCGACCTGCTGTTCAGCGAGCCACCGACACTCAAGCTGAAGGGCAAGAAGGGGCAGCAGCGGCTCGACAGCGTGCTGCACGAGGCCGGCGTCTACGGCAGCCTCCTGGAGGCCGCAGAGCTGGCCGCCGCATACGGGGGCGTCTACCTGCGGGTCGGCTGGGACACGACGATGGCTGACCACCCGGTCGTGGACGCGTTGCCGCCGGACGCCGCCGTGCCCGAGTTCCACAACGGCCGGCTGAAGGCGGTGACGTTCTGGCGGGTCGTCTACGAGGACGACCGGTCGGGCGAGGTGTGGCGGCACCTGGAGAAGCACGAGAAGGGCCGCGTCTTCCATGGCTTGTACCTGGGCGATGAGGATCACCTGGGCAGGCAGATGCCGTTGGAGGATCACCCGGCGACCGCCGAGTTCGCCGAGCTGGTGGACGAGGATGGCGGGTTCGACAGCGGGTTCGATCGTGGCCTGCTGGTTGAGTACATCCCGAACATGCGCCCGCACAGGATGATCCGGGGTACGGCGGTCGGCCGCAGTGACTATGCGGGCGTTGAGCCGTTGCTGGACGCGTTGGATGAGACGTGGACGTCTTGGATGCGGGACCTGCGGCTCGGTAAGGCGAGGATCATCGTCCCGGAGATCTACCTGACGACGGCCGGGCGCGGCCAGGCAGCGTCGTGGGATCCGGATCGGGAGATCTACAGTCCGTTGGGCGGCATGCTGCCGTCGCCGCAGAACCCCGGCAGCATGATCACCCTGAGCCAGTTCAAGATCCGGGTGCAAGAGCATGCGGAGACGTCGAAGCACCTGGTGGAGCAGATCGTTCGCGGTGCCGGGTATGCGCTGCAGTCGTTCGCTGAGGGTGGCAATGGCCAGGCCAAGACGGCGACCGAGATCCACATGGAGAAGCACCGGTCGTACTCGACGCGCGGCCGGAAAATCGGCTACTGGACACCGCGACTCGCGTGGCTGTCGGAGGCGATGCTGGCCGTCGATCACGCGGTGTTCGGGACGAAGGTCGTGGCTGAGCGGGCGACCGTGGAATGGCCGGACGGCGTCATGCCCGACCCCGAGAGCATGGGCCGCACGCTGGACATGCTGAACCGGGCGCAAGCCGTCAGCCTGGACACGAAGATCCGTTGGGTTCACCCCGACTGGGACGACGTCCAGGTCCAAGCTGAGAAGGAGCGGCTGCGCGACGAGCTCGGGCTGAACGTGCCGGACCCGGCAGCCCTGGGCGAGACGTGGATCCCTGACGCGAGCGGCGACGACTGATGACCATCACTCCAGCCGCTGCCATCGAGGAGGGTCTGGAGCAGGCGCGCAAGGTCGCCGCCATGTACGCCGACGCGGAGACGGCGCTGCTGGAGCGCATCGCCGCGCGGGTCGGCAAGGACCTTGACAACGACGATGGCGACGACTGGGCGGACAAGCGGCTCTCCGAGGTGACGCAGCTCCGGAAGGAAGCCGAAGCGATCGTCCGCCGGTTGCAGGCCGCGTCGAGAGCTGCCGCTGAGGCGGCGGTGCTGGAAACGTGGGCCGAAGGCATGGACGCCGCGGTGCGCGGTGCCGTGTTGCAGGTCCACGACCGGAAGGTCCGGAAGCGGCTGGCCAAGGTGCTGGAGGACGCGAAGAACCTCGGCGCGAGCCGGGGCATCAACGCCGGCCAGGGCGTTGCCGAGCTGGCCGCGCAGACCGTTCGTATGGTCACGTCGGTCCATGAGGGCGCGCTGCGGGCGGTGGACGACATCTTCCGCAACGTCGTCGCCGAGACTGCCAGCCGAGCGCTGATCGGCGCGGAGACTCGGCGGGAGGCGGCGCAGCGTGCGCTCGACCGGTTCACGGCCGAGGGCATCAAGGGGTTCACTGACTCGGCCAACCCGCCCCGGACCTGGAGCATGGCCAGCTACGCCGAGATGGCTATGCGGACGGCCGTCGCTCGGGCGGCGGTGGACGGTCATCTGTCCACGCTGCGCGAGGCCGGGATCAACCTGGTCAGCGTGTCGCGGCTGCCGTACACGTGCGACCGATGCGCCCGCTGGGAGGGTGAGGTACTGGCCCTGTCCGGATCGGCGGGCACGCGCGTGGAGGAGAACCCAGCCACGGGCGTGCAGGTGTTCGTGCAGGTCGCGGGGACGGTCGCGGAGGCCCGGTTGGCGGGCCTGCTGCACCCGAACTGCGGGCACAGCCTGAACGCCTACCTGCCTGGAGTGTCGAGGCCGGCGCCCGTTGTGCAGTCGAAGACCACCTACAAGGAGTCGCAGCGGCAGCGCTACCTGGAGCGGAAGGTCCGCGAGACCAAGCGGCGCGCGGCGGTTGCGCTCGACGACGACGCCCGCGCGAAGGCGGATGCGAAGACGGCCGCCTACCAGCAGCAGCTCAAGGAGCTGACGAAGGCGACAGGGCTGCGACGCAGAACCGATCGGGAGAGGGCCGACGCCCCGTCTGCGGACCTGGATGAGCTGACCGACCGGGAACTCGCCGACCTGGCCAGCAAGTTCAGCCACGACGAGCAGGCGCTGGCCCGGCTTGAGCAGGAGATGAGCCGCCGCGACGAGGCCGACGCGGCGGCTGCGCGGGCAGCCGGCCCGGCTGCGCAGGACGACCCGATCGCCGCGTTGTCGGAGATCAACGACCTGGGCGACCTGACCGACGACCACGTGTTGGCGCTGATGGAGCGGTACCGCGACGACGAGCAGGGCATGGCCCGCGCGCTCGACGAGCTGGACCGCATCGAGAGGCAGACTCGCGCGCGTGAGAACTGGTCGTGGAACTGGCGCGAGGAGGAGACCGACGCCGACCGGGCGATTTCGGACCTCATCGCGTCGGGCCGCTACTCCTACATGGACGCGTACGCCGAGGTGCACGGGCTGGACCCGGCCGAGCTGGACCGTCAGGAGCGGCGGGCCCTGCTGGAGGCGGACCGCCGGCCGGGCGAGGACATCGATCAGACGGTGCGCCGCCTGTACGCCGAATGGCTCGACCAGGCGTACGAGCGGGCCGAGGCCGACACGAACGGCTTCCTGCTGAACGCCGAAGGGCGTGCGGCCGGGATCAACGAGCGGTCGCTGTTCTCCGGGCCGGCCGCGCGCGCCAGGAAGTACGCCAGCGAGGAGCTGCTGCGCTGGTGGGCGAACAACGCGCGGCTCACCCTCACAGAGTTCCGCGCGCAGTGGCTCGGGCGGGAGTCCGACCGGCGGGCGGCCGAGCAGATCCGAGCGGGCGGCGCCGGGAGGGAGTTCGGAGTATGACCATTTCCGAGACTGACCGCAGAGCGGCCGTGACGTTCGGTCGTCTGGCTGGCGAGCGCGGCATGCCGGTCACCGTCTGCCCGTACCCGGTGCGGGGCGATGACCGGGCGCGTGCGCTGCGGCTGCTGTGGATGCGCACGTACGCGCGGCACACCTCGGGCGCATAGACGCGCCCTTCTTCGGTCCGCCAGGCGCGGGCCTTTCCCATGTTCCGACGACACGCTCCAGGAGGGCGATCTCGTCATGCCTGAAAACACTGTGCCGACCACCGACGACAGCGGCGAAGGCCAGCCGCAGCAGGAGCAGAACCCTCCGGCTGGGGCCGGGGTCACGCCGTCCGAGCCGCCGGCGGCGGACGAGGCGGGGGTCAACCCCGACGCCAAGCGCGTGGACCAGCTCCCGACGTGGGCGCAGAAGCTCATCAAGGACACCCGCGCGGAGGCGGCCGACTGGCGGTCCAAGCTGAAGGACGCGCAGAAGACCGCCGACGAGGCGACCGCCAAGCAGGGGCCGTCTCCGGAGGAGATCACCGAGAAGGTGAAGACGGATTTCGCTCAGCAGATCGCCAAGGCGTTGGGCCTGGCGGCTGAGGAGGAGACGCCGATCGACCCGCAGAAGGTGATCGAGACTCTGACGGCCGAGCGGGACACCACGGCGAAGGAGCGCGACTCGGAGAGGGAACGGCACCGCCGTGCCTTGATCGAGCTGGCGGTGCACCGCGCCAGTCAGAAGGTCGGTGCGGACCCGGACGCCCTGCTCGATTCCAGGTCGTTTCTCAAGGCGGTCCGGGACATGGACCCGGACGCCGACGACTTCTCCACCAGCCTGACGGAGACGATCCAGACGGCGGTGGAGAACAACCCGAAGTTCAAGGCGGCCACCCAGGCGGGGCCGCCCGCGCGCTCGGGGGGCGAGTTCACCGGCGGGCCTGGTGAGCGAGCGCCGAGTTCCGAGCCCTCCATTGACGAGTTCCGCGCCAGGCGTAAGAAGCGCGCCTCGTCCTAGTCGCTGATTGCGGGACCGCAATTAGCTCTCCAAAGAGGTGAAAGGCCCGAATGGCTAACACTTTCCTGACCCCGAGCATTATCGCCAAGGCGGCGCTGGCCACGCTGTACGAGACCTGCGTCATGGCCCAGCTTGTCCACCGCGATTATGAGCAGGAGTTCGTCTCCCGCGTGGGCGACACGATCTCCGTGCGGAAGCCCGCCGTGTTCCAGGCGAACGAGTTCGACCGGGCGACCGGCATCCAGATCCAGAACGCGTCCGAGGGCAGCGTGCCGATCACGCTGAACCACTTCGCCGACGTGAGCTTCAGCGTCACCGCCGAGGAGCTGACGCTGGAGATCGAGGACTTCGGCACGCAGCTCCTCAACCCCGCGATGGAGGCGATCTCGCAGAAGATCGACAGGGACATTCTGAGCCTCAGGAACGACATCGTGCAGCGCGTGGGCGTCCCGGGCACGACTCCCACGGGCCTCACCGGCGAGGTGATCCACCCGTACGACGACCCGAAGACGGCGATCGACGCCAGGCGCGTGCTCAACCAGCGGAACGTCCCGGCGGCGGATAGGCATCTGGTGATCGGCCCGGAGATCGAGGCGCTCTGGCTGTCGGATCCGCTGTTCCACCAGGCCGACGTCAGGGGCGACACGGACGGTCTCCGCGAGGCTTCGCTGGGCAGGCGAGTCTTCGGTCACGATGCCTACCAGACCCAGAACATCGACGCGCCCACGGGCACGCCGACGACTGGCCAGCCGAACACCGAGATCGGAGTGGCTTTCCATAGGACCGCTTTCGCGTTGGTGACTAGGCCCTTGGTCCTTCCGCAGGGCGCGGCCAACGCCGCCGTGGAGAGCTACAAGGGCTTCGGCGTCCGCGTGGTGATGGACTACGACATCTCGAAGAAGCAGGACATCGTGTCGGTGGACTGCCTCTACGGCGTCAAGACTCTCGACGCCAACAGGGCTGTGCTGATCCACGGGGTCGCGGCGTGACCGGCTGGGCCCGATTCGGTGACGTCATCTTCCCGCTGTCGTCCGTGACCAGTATCTCGGTCAAGCCCACGACCGGCGGCAAGTACTACGTCGAGGTGGACCGCTACGTGGGCAACTACCTGGTCACGAACCAGACTCCCGCGATCGACACCAAGGCGGAGGCCACTCAGACGGCCGAGCGGATCGCGCACGGTCTCTACTGGGAGGCCGCGTGACGTTCATCTACCGCAACGCCAACACTGGGCAGGTGGTCCCGCTTGAACAGCGAGACCCCTGCCTGGACATGTTGGACAACTGGCGGATCGTCGGCGGGCCCGAGCCCGCCGACGCGTCCGGTCCGGCTTCGGCCGGGCCGGTCCGCCCGTCCGAGCACGACAACAAGGCGGCATGGGTCGAGTACGCGGTCGCGCGCGGCATGTCCGAGAGCGACGCCAAGGCGCTGAGTAAGGCGGCCTTGATCGAGGAGTTCGGGGAGGACGACGATGGCGAGGACTGATCTGGCCGTCCGGCCCATGCCGCGCATCGGCGTTGCGCTCGGCGTCGGCCTGGTCGCGGCCAACGTGGACGGCAACGCCTTCGACCACACCGACCGGCGCATGCTGCTGATCAAGAACAGCAACGGCGCGCCCGCGACGGTGACCGTGCAGATCCCGGCGACGGTCGAGGGCCAGGACGTGGAGGACCTGCCGGTCACCATCCCGGCCAACGACAGCGTGCTGCTGCCGCCGTTCAGCGCGGTGTACCGGCAGGAGAACGGCAAGGTGTACATCGACTACGCGGCCCCGGCTGGCCTCACGGTCGGCGTGCTCGAACAGCCGGTGTAGCCATGGCGTACGCAACCGCTGCCGACTACACGGCATACAGCGGCCAGGCCGCGCCGCCCGACGACATCGACCGGAGGTTGGAGCGCGCGTCCGAGCGCATCGACGAGATGCTGTTCGCCTCGATCTACCCGACCGACGACGCTGGCCTGCCCACCCGGCCGGAAGACGTCGAGGCGATGAAACGGGCGACGTGCGCGCAGGTCGCGTGGACGATCGCCACGGGCGATGAGTTCGGCGTGGCTGCGGCGTTCAAGTCGGTGTCGATCGGCTCGGTCCGGCTGGACCGTGGAGGCTCCGGAGACGCGCCGCCCCCGCGGTACTCACCGGACGCCTCCTCGATCCTGCAGCGGGCCGGCCTGCTGCCCGGCTACATCCTCGACGGGAGCGTGTGGTGATGCTGCCCGAATGGCTGCTGCGCCACAAGGCGACCATCGAGCCGTTCCAAGGCGACGGCGCGTACGGCCCCGTGTTCGGGGACGCGTTCGAGGCCCGCTGTCTCGTGGACGACGAGCGGCGCCTGGTGCGCGACGCCCAGGGCGCCGAGGTCGTCTCCGACACGACCGTGTTCTTCCCTCCGGGCACCACCTGCCCGGAGGGCAGCAGGGTCACCGTCAACGGGCGGCAGACCACCGTCATCACGTCCTTCGCCCGCGACGGTGGCGGGCTGCCGACCCCGGATCACGTTGAGGTGGTGTGTCGCTGATGGTCAACGCCAAGTTCAACGCGAAGATCAACGGTGAGGAGATCACCGCAGAGATGCGGCGCGCGGCCGCGCGCGGTCTGCGCCTCGCGACCGAGCACGTGCTGTCAGTGTCCAATCAGCGGGTGCCGCACGACGTGGGCGACCTGGAGCGATCGGGCGCGGCTGTCGTTGACCGAGAGGACCTGGTCGGCGTCATCTCGTACGACACCCCATACGCGCGTACCCAGCACGAGAACCTGGACTACCAGCACAAGCCGGGGCGCACAGCGAAGTTCCTGGAGCTCGCGCTCCGCGAGGAAGCCGAGACGGTCAAGCTGATGCTCGCCCGGCAGCTCCAGCAGGTGTTCAAGTGAGCGGCTGGACGCGCGACCTGCTGACAGGGTTCGCGGTCCTGCTCGGCGAAGCCGACGTGGCGACCTGGAACCCGAACGGCATCTACACCGACAACCAGACGGCCCTCACGATCGGTGGCCTCCCGGCCAAGCCAGACACAGCGATTGCGCTCGCCGTGTACGGCGTAGGCCAGGCCGGCGACGACGTTGAACAGCCGGACTCGGCCGTGCAGATGCAGGCCCGATTCCGGGCCAAGACGGACCCCCGGGTTGTGGACGACCTGGCGGACGGCGTGTTCGACGCGATTCATGGCCTGGCCAACGTGACGCTCTCGACAGGCGTGCACGTGCTGCTCGCTCGGCGGACGCTCGTCGCCCCGCTCGGCCGCGACTCCAGCGGCCGGTGGGAGCGGGCCGACTCCTTCGACCTGATGGTCCATCGGCCGTCGCCGCACCGCGACGTCTGATCCCACCTTTCACTGCTGATTGCGGTACCGCAATCAGTGCTTTGACGTGCCCATTTAAGGAGTGAACATGGCGCTGCGAAGCCTGCTCGCTAAGGACTGGAAGCTCGACGTGGCGACCGGTGCCGACCCGGAGAACCCGACCTGGCTCCCCGTGCGGGGCCTGACGTCGTTCCAGGAGACCACCGACGACAACACCGAAGAGGACTCGGACTTCGACGACGAGGAGGGCTGGGGCTCCTCCGTCGTGACCGGCCGGACGTGGCAGATCGAGGCCGAGGGCCGCCGAAAGCGGACCGACGCCGCGGTGTTCACCGCCGACCCGGGCCAGGAGGCCATCCGGAAGGCGGCCCGCAAGGTCGGGTTCGAGGCCAACATCAAGGTGAGGTGGTACCGGCGGGACGGCGCGAACGACGCCTACGAGGGCACCTGCACCGTCTCCGAGTTCACCAAGGGCGGTTCGGTGACCGACCTGGAGCCGTTCAACTTCACGCTGCTCGGCCAGGGCGCCCCGGTCGAGATCACGAACCCGGTGGCCACCCCGTGACCCAGTTCCAGGACCTCGACGAGTTCTTCGACGACACCTTGCCGCTCCCGGTGGGCGGGAAGTGGTACCGCATCCCCGCCCCCGACGCCGAGGTCGGCCTGCTGTGCCAGCGGCTCATGCACGCCAGCATGGCCGCCGAGCAGGGCGAGACGGTGGACGACCCCAAGCTCAACGAGCTGGCCGAGGTTGTTCTGTCCGATGACGAGGAGCGCGACCTGTACCAGCGCATCCTCGGGCCGGTGTGGCACGAGCTGCGCACGGACGGCGTGTCGTGGCCGAAGGTCCAGCACGTCGGCGCGACCGCGCTGGTGTGGGTCGCGGCCGGTAAGGAAGCAGCCGCGAAAATCTGGGCCTCGGGCGGCGTGGGGGAAGCCCCGGCCCCGAACCGGGCGACTCGTCGGGCGACGGCAGCGGCGGCGACATCGACCCGATCTCGGGGCTCCGCGACTACTACGACCCGGACGACGGCCTCTCGGTCTCGCAAGGCCGCACCGTCTCGTGGCAAGACATCCTGACCCGCTGGGCGCTCGTCGAGCCCGACCTGCACGAGGTGTACGGCATCGACGTCGGCGAGCCCGGCGTGCTGCGCACCCGCTCGTGGAGGTGGCTGCGGACGCGCGTGCATGGGCTGCTGACGTGTGACTCTCGCCTGGCCCGTGCCTTGGACCCGGGCGAGGGACGGCAGTGAGGCGGGTCCTCGACGCGTTCTGCGGCGTAGGCGGGGCGGCGCGCGGCTACCAGCGCGCGGGGTTCCACGTCGTCGGCGTGGACGTCCGGCCGATGCCCCGGTACTGCGGGGACGAGTTCGTGCGCGGCAACGCGATCGAGTTCATCGCCCGGTACGGCCACGAGTTCGACTTCATCCACGCGTCGCCGCCGTGCCAGGCGCACACGACGCTGACGCTCGGCACGAACCACGGTCGCGCCTATCCGGACCTGATCGCGGTGACACGGCGGGTGCTGCGGGGGACCGGCCGGCCGTGGGTGATCGAGAACGTCCCAGCCGCGCCCATCCGCCGGGACCTGATGCTGTGCGGAGCCATGTTCCCGGAGCTGGCGGTGCTGCGGCACCGCTGGTTCGAGTTCGGCGGCGTCCGCGTCGCCCAGCCCGAGCATCCGAAGCACCGCGGCCGCGTCGCCGGCTATCGGCATGGCGACTGGCACGAGGGCCCGTACGTCGCGGTGTACGGCAAGGGCGGGGGCAAGGGGCCGACGTCGCTGTGGCAGCAGGCCATGGGCATCGACTGGCCCGCCGCCCGGCGGGAGATCCGGCAGGCGATCCCCCCGGCGTACACCGAGCTGATCGGGCGGGCTGTCCACGCGCAGCTTCCGGCCGCTGACTTCACCCCATTCAAGACCCACAGGAGGTGAGACCCGGTGACGCTGAACGTTGGCGAACTCTTCGCGACCATCGACGTGAAGGACCGGGGCACGAGCAAGGTCAACCGGTTCATGACCTTCATGCGCGACGCCGCGAAGAAGCTCGACCTCGACGCGGGCAAGCTCGCCAAGTCGGCCGGCTCGGTGGGTGTCAAGGCCACAGCTACGGCGCTCCAGGTGTCCTCCATGGCAGCTTCGATGGCCGCCGCCGCGCAGGGCGCGGTCGGTCTGGTCGCGGCCCTGGCTCCGGCGGCGGGTATCGTCGCTGCTCTGCCGGGCGCGATCGCTCTCGGGCAGGCGGCGCTGGCCACTCTCAAGATCGCCTTGGCTGGCGTGGGCGACGCTTTCTCCGCCGCACTGGGCGACGACCCGAAGAAGTTCGAGGAAAGCCTGGCGGGGCTCTCACCTGCGGCGCAGGCCGCCGCGCGCGAGCTGCACTCGGTCAAGCCCGCGATCGACGGGCTGCGGTCCGCCGTCCAGGACGCCTTCTTCGCGCCGCTGGCCGGCCAGATCCGAGCTGTAGCGGACGCCGTGGTCGGGCCGCTGGCCAGTGGGATGCAGGGCGTGGCGCGGGAGTTCGGTCTCGCCGGTGCGGAGGCGGCGCGGTTCGCCTCCTCCTCGGCGACGGTGGCGGCCATCTCGTCCATCTTCGGATCGCTGCGTTCGGCGGTCGCTGCACTGCAGCCCGCCATCCAGCCCGTGCTGGCTGGCTTTCGTGACATCGCTGTGGTGGGCGCGTCCTTTTCGTCGGGGCTGGTTCCCGGCATCGCGTCGGCGGCTCAGCGGTTCGGAGAGTTCCTGTCCAATGCCGCTAACAGCGGTACCGCTCTTAGCTGGATGCAGGGCGCGGTGGACGTGTTCAAGCAGCTCGGACAGGTCGGCGGTGACGTGATCGGCATCGTCAAGTCGATCTTCTCGGCGATGTCCTCGGGCGGGTCCGGGGCGCTGGGCGTGGTTGGCCAGCTTCTTGATCAGCTCAACGCCTTCTTGGCGAGCGCTCAGGGCCAGCAGGCGCTCGTGGCGATCTTCACTGCGTTGTCGCAGGTCGGAAGCGCCTTGATGCCGATCTTCCGGGCGCTCGGTGGCGCGCTGGCGCAGGTGGCGCCGCACATCGGTGCCATCGCGACGGCGCTGGGTCCGGGGCTTGCCGCCGCGGTGTCCGCGCTCGGGCCAGCCTTGGCGGCCTTGGGTCCTGGGCTGACCATGGTCGCCCAGATGCTCGCACAGGCGTTCGCATCGCCGGAGCTGCAGTCCGGGCTGCTCATGCTCGGTCAGGGGCTCTCTGCCGCGCTCTCCGCACTCGCTCCTTTGCTGCCAGCGGTAGCGCAGTTGGCAGGCATCGTGGGCCAGGTCCTCGGCATTGCGCTGAGTAATCTCTCGGCTGCGCTCGGTCCGGTGATCAGTGCCTTGTCGAGTGCCCTGCAACCTGCCCTCGCGTCCATTTCGTCCGCTTTTGCCCAACTCGGGCCTGCGATGCAGCCCATTTATGCAGCTTTCGGTCAGATAGCGGGCGCAATTGTGCAATCCGTGCTGCCGCCGATCCTGCAGCTAGTCCCTTCGCTGCTAAATGGGCTAGTTCCTGCCTTTGTCGAACTGATCAATGCCGTTAATCCGCTTATTCCGCTTTTGACCGATTTGCTGGTCATGGCGATCAAGGACATCCTGCCTGCGGTCGTGCCCGTCATCCCGATCGTGACTCAACTCGGAGTCGCCTTCGTGCAGATGGGCGCCAAGGTGGCCCAGATCGTCGCGCAGATCAAGCCCGCCATCGAGGCCGGAGTCGCGATCTTCCGCTGGATGTACAACATCCTCGTCGGCAATTCGATCATCCCCGACATGGTCAACGCCATCGGCACGTGGATCGGCACGAAGCTCATCGGCTGGTTCTCGGCGCTGCCAGGCAAGATCAAAAACGCGATGTCGTCCATAGGCCCGACCATGGCAGGCATTGCCCAGGACGTGGTCTCAGGCTTCTGGAACAAACTCCAGTCGCTGGCCAGCGGGCTGTACAACAACGTCCGCAACTTCTTCTCCAACATCGTCAAGAGCGCCAAGGACGCCCTCGGCATCAAGTCGCCGTCGAAGGTGTTCGCCCAGATCGGAGCCTTCATGATGCAAGGCATGTCGATCGGCGTGGACAAGGCCCGCGGGGTCGTCATGTCGTCGCTGAAGAAGGTGGCCACGCTGGCGACGCGGACTGCGATGCCGGACCTGTCGGTGCCGGGTGTGACCGTCCCGGACGGGATCGGCAGTGGGCGCGCCATGTCGCGGACGGTGGTCAACGTGACGAACCACTACCCGCAGGCGGAGCCGACCTCCGTGACCGTGAACCGGTCGCTCCAGTACGTCGGCGCGATGGGAGTGATCTGACATGCCGAGCTACTCACTCGACGGCGTGCCGCTGGACCACCCGGCCGGCTGCTGGCGAACAAAGAAGGGGACGCAGAGGCGGCCCTTGCCTGGCGCGCGGGCCGTGAAGGTCAGCGTGCCGGGCTGGCACGGGGACATCCCGGTCGTCGGCCTCGACCTGGAGGCCACGACGTTCGGCCTGACGTTCAAGGTCACGTCGGCCACTCCTTCGGGGGCGGACGGCGGCTACGAGCAGATGGAGCGCAACCTGGAGGCGCTGTCGGCGTTGCTCGGGACGCGTCACCGGCTGATGAAGCTGCGCTATCAGGCGGGTTCGCTGGTCCGTGTCGCCGACGTGCAGATCACGGCCGCCAGCGAGCCGGAGGTCAACACCGGCGCTGCGACCGCCCGGCTCACGGCTGTGGTCGAGGTGCCGGGCGCGCTGTGGCGGGACGAATCCGAGTCCACCTGGGCGGGTGAGCCCAACCAGCTCGCCCAGCCGGTTACCCCGCTCGCGGGCGCGACCGGCCCCATCGTGGATGCGGTGCTGCGCTTCACAGGGCCGGCCGTGCAGCCGTCGATCGGGGACGTCGCTACGGGCGGTTGGGTGCTGCGTCCGGGCGGGCTGCTGGCGGGGGAGAGGCTGCTGATCGACTGCGGCCGGATGCAGGCCGCGGTCGTCACCGACGATACGTGGGAGCTGACCGCCGGGGACGACGTGACGGGGCAGATCGACGCGATCGGCCCCGGCTCGCAGTTCCGGTGGCTGCACCTCACTCCAAGCGTGGCGGTGGCCGATCCGTTCAGCCGTGCCGTGCTGGTCTCGACCTCGGCGACGAGCACCGACGCCTCGTCCAAGGTGGAGATCAGGGCTCGCCGCTCCTACCTGTAGGGGCCAATGTGGTGCACAGGACTGGTAGAGCGTTGGGATGCTACGGGATCGGCATGGATCTGTAATCCATCCAATCCATCCAATCCATCCACGGATGGATTGGATGGATTGGATGAAGAATTTCCTCGCAGGATGGAAAGAAGGAAAGAAAGAAAAGCCGTATGAAGATTCCATCCATGGATGGAAGGATGGAGTCCCGGATGGAACGAAACTCCGCGCGAACGGTGGGATGTCGCGTACTCTGGCGGCTGCTCCAACGGCGGGCGGAGTTGCTAGACTGATTGCGCTCAGATGGCAGCTGTTCCGTGGCTGCGTCGCGAGCTGGGGTGACCCCGCCCCTGGCCGCCAAACCGTAGAGCGGGGCCCATCGGACCAGCCAGTGCGATGCCTAGCTAGGCCCGATCCCCTTAAGAAGGTCAAGCAGGGCGATCAGGAGTTGGATCATCAATAACCACTCCTGGTCGTCCGGCTCGCCTGATCCCACTGCTTGCATTCATTCCTCCATCCGGGCCGATCCGCCTTGGGTGGGGCCGCGGCCCGCTCGGCCGCCCCGCGAGACACCCATGTGGACTGGTCCACTTGGGTCTCCCGCAGCACGGCCGCGCGACATATGGAGGAACGCGAAGCGTGAGCTATGAACCGTTAGTCTAGCGCGCCTTAAAGCGCTGCATGCCATTCTTTGCGGCTGTAGGAAACAGTAGGGAACGGGGCGTACTTCTGCGGTTTCTCCGCCTTCTGCAGGTCAGCCGTTGAGGCCGACACATTTACGACACGTTATGGCCTCGTCGAATGTTTCCAAGGTTGGGCCAACAAGGAGGCGGGCCGGTGTCGTTCGACCTCCGACTTGTCGCTTTTGCCCCATTCGGTGACCGGCTCGGCGTGCTCCCGCACCCGCTGTCGGTCGAGGCTGGCTGGCCGCTCAATGACGTGCCATCGCTGAAGCTCAGCTACACCACGGCGGCGATCGGTGCTGCCCTGCTTGACCAGCCGTGCGAAATCGGCGTCGAGTGGAGCATCGACGGCACCGTGTGGACCGAAGCCGTGGACGCGCGGTTCCTGCGCATCAAGCGCCGTGGCGACGTCTCCGACACGACCGGGCTGGCCAGTTTCGAGCTGCCGGGCTTCGTGTGGATGCTCCGCAAGATCGTGCTCCATCCCGGTGTGGCACCGCTGGTGGACGGCAAGAGGCCGTTCCTCAGCGCGACGGCGGGCGAGATCCTGCAGACGTTCATCGCAGAGGCCAAAGGCCGGGGCGCGGTGCCGGGCCTGCAATGGGACTTCACCCCGGAGGAGGACAGCGCGGGCCAGGCGTGGGACAAGGTCATCACGATCTACTACCAGCCAGGTATCGACGCGCTGACGGCGCTGCAGAACCTAGCTGAACAGGGCGTGTGCGACTTCCGCACGTCCGGCCGTACGGTGCAGGTGTTCAACGCCGACACAACGATGGCCGACGACCTGGCGTCCGGGCCCAGTCCGGTGGACCTGCGGTACGGGCGCGACGTCGCCGAAGCGCCTGACGAGGGCACGCTGGAGGATACGGCGTCGTCGGTGCTCGTCCTCGGCGACAACGGGCTCGTCAAGACGTACACCAACCCCGCCGCCGTCCAGCCGTGGGGGCCCTGGGAACAGTACGTCGGCGCGGGCGGCGTCTCCGACGAGGGCACCGCGACGATCCTCGCGCAGTCCGCGCTCGAGCGCGCCGCTGCAGAGCGGGTACAGCGCACTCGGGGCATCGTCTTGTACGGGGCGCGCTGGCTGCCGCTGAAGGACTACCGGCCTGGTGACCGGGTGCTCGCGCCCGGGGACGGCGGGGTGTTGGAGTCGCTGCGGGTCCGGCAGGTGACGTTGGCCCGCAACTCGACGGGCGTGCTCGGCGGGTCGCTGGTGCTGCATGACCGGTTCCTCGAACGGGACATCCGCCTGGCCCGGCGGACAGCCGGGATCGTCGGCGGTTCGACGGCGGACGGAGGGTCCGGAGCTCGACCAGCTCCGGAAGCTCCCGAGCCGCGCACGCCGGCGACCCCGGCCGGGCTGGTCGTGAACCCGCTCGCGTACATCGACGAGCACGGCCTGCCGCACGGGCAGGTCACGGCCTCGTGGGGGGCGGTCACCTCCGACGTCGGCGGGGTCACGCTGTCCGTGGGCGGCTACGAGCTGTTCATGCGCGTCAACGAGACCGGCGCGCCATGGTTTCTCGTCACCTCGACCGAGGCGGGCGACACCACGGCGACGTACTCGCCGCTCGTCATTGGCGAGTCGTACGCCTTCAAGGTGCGGGCGGTGAACCTCGGCAAGGTCGGGACGTTCTCCGAACCGGTGGCGGTGACCATCCCCGACGATGACGAAGCGCCGCCGGTGCCGACCGCTCCGCAGCTCTCCACGCGTCTCGGCGTGGTCCGGGTGACGTGGAACGGGCTCGGCGTGGGCCCGGTGCCGATGCCGCCGGACTTCCTGCACGTCCGCGTGTGGATGCAGGACCCGCTCGCGCCCGGCTGGTCGGAGATTGGCGTTCTGGGGGAGGCCGGAGCGGTCCTCGTGCCGGGCCTTCCGTACGGCGCGGACCGGCAGTTCAGGTTCACGTCCATCGACCGGTCCGGCAACGAATCCGGCCCGTCCGTTTCGGCGACGATCGCTGCGGTGCAGCTTGTCCAGGGCGACGCCGCGAACGAGAGCATCACGACGGGCGCGCTGGTCGCGAACGCGGTCACCGCCGACAAGCTGGCCGCCGGGGCGGTCGAGGCCGAGCACATCACGGCCGGCGCGGTGGTGGCTGACGCTCTCGCCGCGGTGATCACGTTGTCCACGCGGGTCGTCGCGGGCAGCGTGTCCGGGGCGCGGGTCGAGCTCAACAGCTCGGGCCTGGTGGCGTTCAACGGCTCGGGGCAGCAGACCGCCAGCATCTCGGCGGCCAACGGAGCGGTGTCCATCGTGGGCCAGCTCGCATCCGGGGTGACGGGCGCGCGGATCGTGGTCAACCCGGCGGGCGCGGCCAACCCGGAGATCCGCTTTATCCCGGGCAGCGGGACGAACCAGTCGCGCATCTACAGCGACGGCTCCCGCTTCACCGAGGAGGCGACGCTGGTCATGGAGTCGGGCACCAACCAGGCGAGCACCGCGATGTGCCGCCTGACGCACGCGGCAGGGTTCTGGCAGGCGGCGATCCTGAACCCGTCGAATGGTGAGCAGCGCGGCGGTGCGGTGTCGGCGGTTGAGGGGCAGGCGTCGATCGGGTGGGTGCACCCGAGCCAGCAGGACCAACTTCTCGTGTTCGACCAGTCCGGGACGTTCCATCGGGGGACGTGGCTGTACGCCAACGACTCCGGCTTGATCATGCTGTCGGTCTCGGTGTCGAGGGGGGCCACCTACTACCAGGTGGCTCTCGGCTTCGCTTTCCCGACCGTGCCGAAGGTCACGTTCACGGCCGAGCAGACCACGACCATGCAACTCTTCAGCCGCACCAACAGCGACCTGTTCTTCTTCGACCCGTCCGCCGGGACCTCGCCGCCGGCGCGGACGTTCCACATCTGGGCCTGGAGGTGACATGGTGCCGGACGACTGGCAGGTCACGGAGGTGACCGACACGGCAGATGAGTCCGGGCGGGTCGAGGCGTGGGAGATCACGCTGACCCGGGCCGCCGATGGCGTCACGGTCGGGGTGTTCCTGCCGAAGATGGCGATCGAGTCTACAGCCGTGGCGTGCGCGCTGACCTCGACGGACGAGGTGATCGACGTGCTGATGCACCGCGCCGTCCATCCGATCTATGAGCCGAGCCTGCCCGAGACGAACCCGTGGCAGCTCAGCGGTGAGCAGGCCCGCGCCGCCGTGCTTGAACGAGTCGAGCGGTGCAAGCGCGACCACGCGACCGTCACGACAGCCGTGCCGAAGGCTCGTACGGCGGCCGCGCGGAAGGCGGCTGACGTGCTCGCCCCGCTGAAGTCGCACGTGCGGATAGACCCGGTGAAGGCCGCGGCCACGCGGCTGGAGCACCAGCGGGCGCTCTTGCGGGCGGACAGGTGACGCAGGACCTGGTGGTTGAGCCCGCGCGGATCATCGCCGTGCTGCGCCGCCGCATCGAGGAGCTGACGTATGAGAACGCCGTGCTGTCGGCGGCGGTGGACCAGCAGCGCGACGAGATCAACGAACTGAGGGGGGCCAGCGGTGCAGGTGATCATCCCAGGTAAGCCCGCGAAGTTCGCGCTACGGCTGGTGGCGCACGAGCCGAACGGAGATCGGCTGGGTGTGCTGCCTCACCACAGCGGTTTCGAGCTGGGCGACCCGCTGAACGACGTGCCCAGCCTCAAGGTGACCTACCCGGACGGGGGGCTGAACTCCGGCCTCATCGCTGGGCACTGCGAGGTCGCGGTGGAGTACGCGGCGAACGGCGGCGCCTGGGTCGAGCCGCCCAACGCGCGGTTCCTCCGGATCAAGCGGAGCGGCGACAGCACAGACCGCGCCGGTTCCCGATCTTACGATCTGCCGGGCTGGGCGTGGCTGTTGAGGAAGGTCGTGCTGTACCCCAACAGCGCAATGGTGGACGGCAAGCGCCAGTTCAACGCGGTCAGCGCCGGCGCGATCCTCGCGACGTTCATTCAGGAGGGCAAGGCGCGCGGCGCGTTGTCCGGTCTGACCTACCTCTTCTCCGACAGCCGCGACAGCGACAACAAGGAGTGGGACAGCACGCGGCGGCTGACGCTGGCGATCGAGCCGGGCAAGGACCTGCTCAGCGTCCTGATCAATCTGGGCGAGCAGGGCGTGATCGACTGGCGGATGCAGGGCCGCGAGCTGCAGGTGTTCAACCCGGACACGGTGCTCGGCACGGACCGCGCGTCCGGCCCTTCGCCGGTTGACCTGCGGCTTGGCCGTGACATCACCGAAGCTCCGGACACGGGGACGCTGGAGGACGCCGTGTCCGCCATCCTCATCGGCGGCGAAGCTGGCCTATCGGTGGAGGTGACCAACCCGGCCGCCGTCGCGCCGTGGGGCAGATGGGAGACCTACCAGTCGCAGAGCGGCGTCTCTGACGTCGGTACGGCGAGGCTGCTGGGCCAGAACGCGCTGGAGCGGGTCGGGCGGGAGCGGGTGCAGGTCACCCGCGGCCTGATGTTCGACCGTGCGCGGTGGCTGCCGTTCGAGCACTACCAGCCTGGGGACTACGTGCTCGCGCCGGGTGATGGCGGGGCGATGGAGTCGCTCCGTCTGCGGCAGATCACGTTGTCCGTGGACACGGGCGGCCAGGTCGGTGGCAACGTCGTCTTGAATGATCGCTTTCTGGAACGGGAGATCAGGCTGGCCAGGCAGGCGGCCGGGATCCTCGACGGTGGAGTGGGGTCGGGCGGTTCCGGTGGCGAGCCGGCTCCGGAGTCGAACAACCGGGTACCTGCCGCACCGCAGGGTCTCGTGGTGAACGCCATCACCTACATCGACGAGGCCGGGTACCCGCGAGGCCAGATCACCGCTGCCTGGGCTGCGGTCGTGGCCGACGTCGCCGGGGTGGCACTCAACATCGACGGCTACGAGCTGTTCGCCCGTGTCAACCAGACCGGCGCACCGTGGATGCAGATCGCGGTCAGCGACTCCAACACAACCGTGGCCTACTCGCCGCTGCAGGCCGGTAGCCAGTACGCGTTCAAGGTGCGCGCGACCTCGGCCGGAGTGAAGGGCGACTTTTCCTCCCAGATCGTCGTGGAGATCGAGGCCGACACGGAGCCGCCGCCGGTCCCGAGCGCGCCTCAGGTGTCCACTCGGCTGGGCGTGATCCACGTTGCGTGGGACGGCCTGGGCGTCGGCGCGGTGCCGATGCCCGCCGACTTCTTCTCAGTGAAGGTCTGGATGCAGGACCCGCTCGCGCCGGGCGCGGCCGTGGTCGGCCAGTTGGAGGCGGCCGGCTCGGTGGTGATCCCGGACCAGCCGTACGGCGCTGATCGGGAGCTGTGGCTGACGTCGATCGACCGCAGCGGCAACGAGTCGGCGGCCTCAACGCACACCGTCGTGGCGACGCAGCCGGTCGTAGACACGGACCTGATCGGGCGGATCGTCAACGGCGCGACCCACATCATCGACGGCACGATCCCAGCGGATGCGAAGGTCACAGCGGGCACGATCACGGGCCAGTTGATCCAGGCCGGGGCGATCCAGACCGGCCACCTGACGGCCAACGCGGTGACGGCCGACAAGGTACAGGCCGGGTCTATCCAGGCTGGGCACCTGGCTGCCGCCGCGATCACCGCTGACAAGCTGGCTGCCACGGCGATCGACGGTAAAACGATCACGGGTGCCTTCATCAGGACTGCCGCGACTGGGCGGCGACTTGAGCTAGCGCCACCTGGTGCGACGTATCCCGAGATCCGCTTCTACCCGACCTCGGGCGGGAATTACTCGCGGATCTACACCCGCGACGACGTGTACACCGGCGAAGCGACGCTCACGATCACCACCAGCCAGAACTCCGGAGGTGCGTACCGGGCGCAGATGCAGATGGGCGCTACCATGACGACCCTGGGCGTTATGGATGCGGCCGCGACATCGCAGCGTGGCGGATACCTGGAGATCGCCAACGACCACGCCGCCTACGGCTACTACGCTGGCGGCACCAACTCCCAGTGCTACATCTGGTTCGATGACTCGGGCCGGTGGCAGGTGCGCGGCCGGTACTGGGACAGCAACCTGGCCGATCCCTTCGATGCCATCCATGCAGGCTCGTGGACGGTCAGCGGGTCGGCGCAGTACTTCATTTACCCGTACGGGACCGTGGACATGGCGACCAACATGGGGCCTGTCGTTACGGTGCGCGACGGCCGCTCGGGTGGGCCGACGAACTGGGACAACCGTTATGCGGCCAAGCCGTGGGTCATCACGTGCTCAAGCACGTACGGGTTCCAGATCAACCTGGACGCCTCAGCCAGCTTCGCTTTCTACTTCTGGTGCCACCGCCACTGAACAGGGAGATCATGTGACGCCGAATGTCGTGCAGGCGTGGGACGCCGAGCTGGGATACTCGCACGTCCACCTGGCGAACCGCCCACCGGGAGGGCCGGTTGAGATTCCTTCGGGAACGACCGGGGGTGAACCGGTATGGGGTGTTTGGACGGTGAATCCTATTGGGCAGGAGGGCGTGTGGTTCATCCAGCATTCGATGCTGGAGTGGCGGTCGAGCGCGTACGGCATCGACCCGGACGATGTGGAGACGCTGCTGGACGTGTGCTTTCACGAGTGGTTCTTCCCGAACCCGAACGATCCCCTGATCGTGCACGATGAGGTGGCCACGCAGATCCTGCGTGAGACCAGGGACTTGCCCTCGGTGTGGACGCCGGGCGTGTCCGATGAGGCTCGCCGCGATGCGCACCTGGAGAAGATTCGCCTGGTGAAGGAGCGCGTGGCGCGGGTGGAGGCGGCGCCCAGGCAAGATCGGCAGGACGCTCTGCTCTTTGTCGGGTCCGCGCGCGTGGCACCGTCCGACCCGCTGGAGCCGATCAAGGCCCACACCCGGCTCGACCCCATTCGCGTTGCCGGGAAGAAGCAATACCTGGAGTGGCGGCGAGCAACGGCGGACGGGCCGGTCACGCCCACTTTCGAGCTCAAGCCGCCGGCGACGTTCAGAGGGATGGTGCCAGGGTGACCGAGGAGACGCCCAATCTCGCGCTGGCACTGTCGGAGCTACGGAGCGCCGTCGAGTTGGGGTTTGAGCGCACCAACGGGTCTACGGCGCTCATCTTGCAGCGCCTCGAATGGGTGGACGATCGTCACGCCGAGCTGGTGAAGAGGGTTGAGCAGAATCAGGCCGCCGCCGAGCTGCGATATGTCGCGCTGGAGTCCCGCGTGGACGTCATGGAGCGGGAGGCCGTGACGCGTACGCAGCTCACCGAGCGGACCCGTCAGATCATTGCCGTCGTCACCGTCCTGGTTGCCGTGGCGGGCGCGGTTATCGCGCTGATCCAGCTCACGCGCGGCTGATCCAGCGATCGCCCGACGTAGCTCACATCTTGGGACCGATGTTGATGTGGGTCATATTCCGGCTGCAGTCGATGTTGTCGTTGTTGGTGGAGAGTATCGGGACGTCGATCACTCTGATCGAGTTGCAGTTCAGCACGTTGATGTCGTCCTGGGCAGCCGACGGGCTTGCTGCGATGGCGAGTATGGCTGCGGCCGAAAGCAGGGTTGAGGTGAGGGTGATCGCGATGCGGCGCATGGTGTGTTCTCCCATCTAAGGGGCTACGGGGTCAGTCTTCATGATTGCCGCACCAGTCGTGACAGAACGTAATTATCGGTTACATAGAGATATCTGTAGAGGTCAGCGCCTCTACCCTGAGGTGTCCGCACACAATTCCAAGGGGAGCAACTCATGCCCTGGCTTACGCAGCTCGCGGACGTCGCCCGCGCAACCGGCTTTCCGGTGACGGAGGTCGGCGGATGGAAGACTCGCGGGCACGGCCCGCAGCCCTCTGTCGAGGGCGTGGTATGCCACCACACCGCCGGGTCTAATGACCGGCACGTCGTGGTGAACGGCAGGCCAGGACTGGAGGGGCCGCTGTCTCACATCTGGCTGCAGCACACTGGCCGGATCTGGGTCGTCGCCGCTGGGCGGTGCTGGCACAACGCGCCGAGCACCAGTTCGCACCACATGAACAGCACGAGCATCGGAATCGAGGCCGAGAACGACGGCCGCAGTCCGTGGCCGCAGGTGCAGCTCGACGCCTATTACGCGCTGTGCGCCGAGCTGTGCCGCGAGTTCGGCCTGCCCGCCAGCAGGGTGGCGGGTCACAAGGAGGTCAACACCGGCAAGGTGGACCCCCACTCGATCAACATGAACTCGTTCCGGTCACGCGTAGCCGCGCTGATCAAGAACCCCGGAACGCCCATCGAGCAGCAGGAGGACGACGTGCCCGAGGTCATCTCTCTGGGTGCCGGTGATGACCAGGCGGTCCCGGCCGGTGGCGAGTTGGCGGTGCGCTGGCACACCGAGTACACGGACGACCCGCCCGGTCACAACGCGGACGGCGTCGCCGTCATGGCTAAGGCTGCGCGTTGGTGCATCGTGGACGGCCTGGTGAAGGTCCGCGGGCTGAAGCCGGGCACGGAGATCGACGTAGCCTGGTCGCGCTACTCGCGGGACGGCAAGGAGTTCGAGGACGACGCCTGGAGGCTGTCCTTCCGCGCCGACGCCAACGGCCGCGTCGAGTCCAGCGTGGGCGGCCAGTTCGCGCTCAACACCAAGAACCAGCTCCGGCTCCGGATCATCAACCCGACCGACGCCGCGGCGGTCGTCGAGAAGGTGACCATGGCCAAGATCGCCATGTTCAGCCGCTAATTGCGGTTCCGCTTTCGACAGGAGGCACTTCCATGTCTACCCCCACCGAGACCGCGCCGACGATCGGCCGGATCGTTCACTACAAGCTGTCCGGCCACGACGTCAGCATGATCAACCTGGAGTCGATGCAGTCGTTCGGCGGCCAGGGCGTCATCCGGTCGCCAGCCAAGCTCGGCGACGTCCTCCCGGCGATCATCACGCGAACCTACGAGGGTTCCGGGACCGCCGTGAATCTCCAGGTGTTCCTCGACGGTAACCACTCCTACTGGGCGACGTCGCGCTCGCAGGGCACCGACCACGGCCAGTGGTCGTGGCCGCCCCGCGCCTGATCTCCAACTCCCGAACCCTCCCGCCGAGGTGGCGGGCTGTCCCGAAGGAGGGGCATATGCACGCAGATCCCCAGATCAGCTACTCCAAGCCGCCCGTCGAGACCAAGGTCAAGGTCATGGGCCTGACGGCCTACCTCGCTGGTGTCGCTGGCATGGCGGTGCTTCAGACGGTCGCTGACGACCCCAGCGTGATCGCGTTCCTGCCCGACTGGATCGAGGCGATCACGCTGCCGCTGGTGCCGACCGCGCTGGCGGCCGTGGCTGGCTTCAAGGCCAAGCACACGCCGCGGCCGGACCTTCCGGCTGACCAGCGATAG